CAACTCTCCGACAATTGACTCGTAGTTGTCGAAGTATAAGGTCAGCCCGTTAAACAGTGGCTGGTCGCCGGAGTTGTTGTGGGTGAAGCGGATATTGATGTCGTGTCCAGTACTGAGTTCAGGCTTCTTCTGCGGAAAGACCATGGTGGTGATGTCCTTGTCAATCTGCCCCAGCGTCCGCCAGTCGCCACCGTCTAGCGAGTACTGCATCAGACCTGTCCTAGTTTTTTCGGAGTCTATCTGCACAGCGTCAAAGATTTTCTGCTGCTCTATACCGCAGTTAGTCCGGCCGAACTCCACGGTCATGGGGATTGACAGACCGGCGTCAGTGTTGCCGACCTCGTCACGGAACACCATACCGTTCTCGTCTGTGAAGTAAGGTTTGGTAAAGCCGTTCATAGCGTGCATGAACTGGAAGCGCATCTCACGGTTGTGGACTTCTTGCCACCAGATGTTCATATCGAACTCATAACAGAAGCGGATACATTGTTTAGTAGTGGGTTGGGTGGTCGTAGTAGAAACCGTAGTCGAAGTACTGGTCGAACTAATCGAAGTGCTTGAGCTGGTAGAACTTACAGAAGTGGAACTGGTACTTGTGCTCGATGTAGAAGATGAAGTGGAACTAGTGGAAGTTGTCGTACCCGTAACCGTGCTGGTTGAGGTGCTGGACGTGGAAGTGGAACTGGTGGAAAAGCTGGTCGAGCTGGTGGAGGTGGAGCTGGTGGACGTCGAGGTCGTGTTAGTAGTCGAACTCATCAGTTGGGAAACAGCTAGTTTATACGTCCGGTTGGAAATCACCGCTGAGGCGTGGGCAAGGTTAGTCGGGTTAATCAGTTTAATAAGCGGCCCGATAGCCCGTGATATCATCTTCAGCTGGCCGGTGGTGTCATTATAGCCCCAGACGCCGGTGGTGTGCAGCCACAGCGTCCACGAGCCGATATTGCAGATAGTTTCATGCGACACGCAACCCACTGAGGGCGCAAGCTGGGTAAAGTTCGAGCCATCCCATTTAAAGAATGTATTCTTAGAGAACAGGAACAGCCGGTTGTTATTGACAATCCAGCCAATGAACTCTGGGTTTTCATCCAGTCCTGTCGGAATCCTAATCCAGTCGGAAGTCTGGGGAGTCGGGTAGTCGGTATTCCACAGGGTCGTCAGCTGGCCGAACCGCCCACTTATCCACACCTCGTCATTGATATTGACGTTAATTACCTGCCCTGAGAAGCCAATCATATTATTGACTTTATCCACATAGGTAATCTGGAGAGCTGATACTTCTTGGTTCTGGGTGAGTGCGCCGTAGATGTCGATAGTCATACCGACTTTCAGGTAGTGGACGGAGTCAACGTGTATCTGGGTTGTCCAACCGTTGACCGCAGTCTGCACCTGCGTGACCACATCCATAGCCGGTGAGGAGATATACATCCTGTCGGGATAGTTGTTGTTGCCAATCTTGCAGTTGATAGCATAGAGCTGACCAGCGTACTGGGCGATAAACTTGCAGGGCGGTGCGCCTAAGACATTGGAAGCGTTCGAGGTATTATCGGCTACCATCTGCGAGTTAATCGTAGTCAGCGGGAAGTACTGATTACCAGGAGATTTACCGGCCACATAGAACTGGTCAAGATAACTCAGACACTGGAAGCGGGTATTGGCGGGAGCGTTAGTGATAACAGGAGTCCATGAACCCCCCGAATCCAGAAAATTAAGAGTAGCGTTAGAACCACTAGCATTATTAACACCAGCAAAGATACGGTTATTGTTCGAGCCATAATTAAAAATCCCTCCGTAAAGCGAATCATTACCATATTGGACTGTCTGGCCTAGCTGTTCGTAACCCAACCTGCGTGCCGCCGCCCCAATACGGATATTATAAGCAGCGTTATACGAGTTATAGACTTCCATGCGTTTCTTGAGCAGGTGGGAAGTGGCAGTCTGAAGACCACCCGATAGGTCAAGTAGGTTAAAGGAGTTCTGGCCTGGTCTGGGCATTTAAATTATCTCCGATACGATTTACGCACCCACCCCTCGTTCTCAAAGCGTCTTGGAGTGCCAGCATCTATGCGGTCTTGCTGTTTGATGTGCATCTTTTCCATAGTGTATTGCTGGTAGTAGTTGGTGGAGAGTTGCATATAGTTGGGGTTGGTGGCCGAGCGTTTCAGGTAGTACTTGTACTCGGCGTAGAGTTTATAAATCCGCGGGGTGGGCGTCTGGATGATATTCGCCTCGCTGACCAGCGGAGTGAAAGTCTGCCAGTAGTAAAGATACCAGACAGCTGGTGAACTAGTGGCGGAGAAAGGATAGTAGTCGAACTCCTGCATGGTTTCATTGATACACAACTCTTGGACGGTGTCGTCTTGGGTGGTGACATCGTTCTCGTTAGTGATATGCCGGTTGCGGAAGTAAGTCAGGTCAACCACCTCTACGGTGTAAGTATTGTTCGTCACAGGGCTAGTGGTGTTGTTGACGAAGTTATAGTCCATGTGGTCGAACTTCCAGAAGTTAGACGGGTAGGCGATTGAGTTCGCCCCAGCCACCCTCGGTAAGACTATCCGTGTGCGTAAGAAGTTGTAGGGTCTGACCACGCCCATCATCAGGTCGTCATTGACCTCATTGAAGTAGCCAATCATCTCATCCCTAGAGAGCAAGTCTTCCGTCAGGTCGGTAATCTCGGTGTAAATCTGGTCAACAAGATAGCCGACTTGGTTTCTAGCCCAGCCTGTCACAGCTGGTAGTGGGTCGGAGTAGGCACTGGTGACAGTCGTGACTGAGTTATACATGGCTGTCTGGTAGTAGTAGCCGGCCTGTGAGGTCAGGTCGTTGTATGAGGTTTCCAGCCCCTCGTTAGTGACATCAAGGTTGACTGTGGCTACTAGCGTGTAAACCCCGCTCACTCCTGTTGTAGAGCGGTAGAACTGGACTTGGTCGAACTGGAGTATGTAGACTGGGTCATCAGCGTTGTGGGAGAACAGCGTAGCCCCGACAGGTACGGTAATCCCGTCAGCTGCCGGAGTGCCAGCTGTGACTATCTCAGTCGTGGACATGCCAGCTTCGCCTAACTGGATACGGTTGTTATTTGAGATTAGTTGGTTGTTGCTAACTGTGATTGAGGTTACGCCTGAGTTATATGACTGGGCTAGAAAAGTCTTTTCTAGGTCTGATGTGTCGGGGTTAAATGTACTTATTACCATATATATTCCTATTGCTGTCCTTTAAGTTCCCATTGCAAACCAGTCTGCCGTTAATGTAGCACCAGCTGAGTTTGAAACACTATCAAAGTAAGCAGATATTCCACTTGCCACTAAACCAGAACCATTAACAACTAATTGGGTAACGTCAGTACCTACTGAACTAACTGTTAAATTAATAGATTGTACGGTAGTAAAGAAACTGGTTGGAAAGTAAATGCTATAGGCTGGAGCATTATGGCTAGATTGAGAAGCAGTCTGTCCCCAACACATCTTAATCCCGCCAAGATTTATATAGTAACCCGTTCCACCCGCGCTGCCCGTATTAGTATAAGTCTGAACTTGTGAAACCAATCCCGTACCAGTCAGAGAACCATTAAGGACTAAGGAGGCTAGGGTTGCCACACCTGAAGCTGCTAGTGTATCAGTAGTCAGGCCGCCAGTATTAGTAAGACCGCTAGAGTTGCTTAAGGCTGTAGAAGTAGGAGAGGTTAGGGTTGGAGTAGTTATGGTTGGGTTCGTCAGGGTCGGGTTGGTGTTGAAGACGTTTGAACCTGAGCCTGTCGTTGAGGTCGTGCCGGTTCCGCCGTTGGTTGTCGGCAGTACACCGCTCACATCACTGGTCAGATGTACTTGGTCGTAAGTCGTTGTGCCTGTGCCGTTGCCTCTGAGAACCGTACTGGCCACAGGCGTAGACGCACCCGTACCCACCTTAGTTTCTAGGGCGACTATAGCGGTTTGTTCTTGGTTGGACTGGGCGGCGTGGGAAGCAGCTTGCAAAGTTTCACCTGAAGTGAAGCCTGTGAACGAATCAGTACTACTCGGAAACGACATGGTTTAATCTATACACTAAATCGTACCCATATAAAACTATCACTAGTGTCTAATACGGGTTGTGATGTGCGGGGCGTTGGTGTCTGTCTTATTCTTTATCCGCAGGGAAGTGCCAGTTGTTTTAGGCTTATTGGTTGAGGTGGCCAGTTTGATGTCGCCAATCGGGGTGATTGGCGAACCCACCAATACATAAGGACTATCTACTGTATAAACAGGGTCATCAACTAGACATGACGGATAACCGTCTAAAGGTGTAACGGTATGGGGTTGGGCTTTCCCTGTAACCTGCGGAACTCGTGAATCTAACGCCATTTGAGCCTCCAGTGACTTGTTATGCGTGGTTTAAACCCATAGTCAATCAGCGTGGTAGTAGAACTGGTAGAGCTGGAAGTACTGCTTGTAGAGGTGCTGGAAGTCGAAGTGGTGAAACTAACCGTTGTACTGATACTGGATGAGGTCGAAGAAGTACTAATACTACTTGATGAACTGGTAGAGGAAGTACTGGTTGATACGGAACTGGAAGTGCTTGACTGGCTGGTAGAAGTTGACTGCGAGGTGCTGCTGCTGGTAGAACTTTGGGAAGTTGAGGTACTGTGTGATGTAGAACTACTAGTGGATGATTGGGATGTAGAGGTAGAGCTAGACGTACTGGACTGGGAAGTGCTGGTACTGATAGACGAGCTGGTAGAGGATTGTGAAGTACTGGTGGACTGGGTGGTCGAGGTGCTGCTGGATGTGGAACTCACGCTGGTGGAGGTTGATTGAGACGTACTGATTGATGAGCTAGTGCTGGACTGGCTAGTAGAAGTACTTTGAGTGGTAGATATACTGCTTGAGGTTGAGCTGATGCTAGTGGAAGTCGACTGGGAAATAGAGGATGAGGTAGAGCTCTGGCTGGTAGAGGTACTACTGCTAGTGGAACTAATCGAGGTGGAGGTGGACTGGGATGTTGAGCTGGACGTAGAACTTATAGAAGTAGAGGTAGAGAGAGACGTACTGCTAGAGGTAGACGATTGACTGGTACTGGTACTGGTACCAGCAATCCAGTTGCCGGTGTTTGATTCAAGCGTTGAGTTATTACCCGCAAACCAAGTATTTGTTTGCGCCGGTGCACTGTCTTGTATGAATAAGTAGTTGCAGTTTATAGGCCCTGTACCGCTATAGCTAATTGCCGCAGCATTACCCACAGAACTAGAGTTAACGGTCATGAGCTTGCCGCTTGTGCCGTTTACATTAAAACCGCTCCCGAAAGTGTTTGTCGAGCCAAAAGGTAACTGTAGAGTTCGCGCATTGCTAGCATCACTAAAATTAATAGTCGCAAAACTGTTGGAGCCAGTAATAATTAGTAGACCAGTTGAACCGGCCACAGTATAGGTAAGGGTGCCGTAAGTCTTACTGCCTCCGGCAAAGGTTCTGGTATTCGTACTTGCATTCGTTATAGTAGTCGTGCCCGTGTCGCTTATCGTTCCCGCTGTGCAGTTCCAAACAGTGGCTGCAGAGGTTGAGGTAAGTGACCAGTTACCGGTTTTAGTTAAAGTTGCACCCGTGACTGAAACGGTAGTAGAAGTTACTGTATAGCCATTGTCGATGAATGTGCCGGCGTTTAATGTCAGCGAGCTACTAGTTACAAGATTGCCCTGCAGCGTTAAAGTTCCGGCAGCACCACTAGCAAGTGTTAGCCCATTGGTAAGTGTTAGCCCAGCGGTTGTTAAGTTATAACTGCCGTTGGGGGCGAATGTTAGCGCACCGCTACCGGTGTAGGTCATGCCGGAAATTAGGGTTAGTGACCCATACATTGTGTTTGAAGTTACGGTAAAGCCAAATGTCGGGTTGCCTGTTGCCCCCGTCCAGTTAATACTGCGGCCGAGACGCGGCATATCGCATGTAATGGTTTGAGAGGCTGAAAAAGCCGAGCTAATCACTACATCGTCTTGTGGTAATGGTACTCGTGTAGTCCAGGCATTTGCCGACCAGTTACCACCCGATGTGCCACTCCAGGTTTGTTGTACGGAACTAGTAAGCATAAGGCCAGAATTACCGCCGCAATCACCAGAGTTACCAGTTATAGCATGTACGTCCCAAGATGCTGCGCCAGCGCCAGTAATGCCTTGAAAATCGACATTTGAAAATGAATTGGCCGCGCTGGTAACTGTATATTGTGAACCAACCAGACTAACACCAAAAAGGACACGATTGGTCGCACTATTACCGTTAATGGTTAGCGTACCGGTATTTGTTCGTGACGATAGGATGGTAAGGCTACAGGTTTTGGTAGCCGTGCCGGTGTAAGTAATATTGCCGAACTGGTTATTACCAAATATGACTGCGCCGCCGCCGCCGGTAAACGCAATCGTGCTTCCTGTAGCAAAAGTAACATTGCTTGCTATGGCAACCGCAGGAGCTAATCCGCTCAAAATCCACGTTTCAGTAGATGACGTATAAGTCATATTGGTAGCCGGACTTAAGTTAAGTGAAGTACCACCGGCACCGGTAAGTGTAATAGTTGCAGTGCCAGGATTAAGCGCACGCGTATTTGAGTTAGCCGAACTATAAAAACCCCACGAACAGTTTAGGCTGTTAAGGTTAAGGCCACCTTGGGTATGCGTAACGGTAGCTGTTGCACCAGTATTAAAGCCGGATGTCACTAACTTCATAGTCGTTGTTGTGCCGTTATTTATAGTTACATTTCCCAGAGTTGCACCGTTGAAGTTATAGGTGTTAATCGCGGCAGAGGTGTCGGCAATCGAAATGGCTGAGGTGGTTGCATTTCCTATTGTGTAGGTTCCTGCAAAAACTATCGCAATATTTGAGGCTGGTGCTGTTGCCCCCCCCTGATTTAAAGTTACTCCTGCGTTATGCGTAATAGTGCCCGTGAAGCCAGTACAAATAAACGACCGAACTACAACAGTGTTGACATCGATAGTTAAGTTACCGGAGCTGCTATTAAGGACTACATCATCGCCAGCTGCGGGTATACTTCCAGGTAACCAGGTAGCACTTGAACTCCAGTTTCCGCCTACAGCCGATACGGTTTGAGTAGCCATTACAGGACTCTCCTAGTTTGGTTAAATGTTATAGGCGAAACGGCAGTCGAGAGGTCATAGAAAGTTACTACTCCACCGGTATTTACTCTTGCGGCACCCAAAGTAAAGGTTGCCGTTTGAGTACCGGTAGAACTAACTACCTTGCTCTCCATCGCCACGGCTTCATTGGAGACGTTATCGGCTGTTAAGTTGGTATAACCGGAGCCCAGAGTAAAGGTAGTTGCCGTTCCGGTGTAGGTCCCCATACCTATAACTAGTTCAGTCGATTGAGTAGTAGTAGCTGAAGTACCCGATGTATCTGTTGTCGATGAGGTATTTACAGAAGAAAAGGCTTGATCTAGTTCTGGGGTGCCAACAAATCCATTAAAATATTGAACTGCTACAGTGGCATTAGTAACTGCGGAGTTATAGTTTACAGTTACAGTTGGGCTGGCTTTAGCCGTTGTAATTACAGAGTAGTAAACTACTTGAGAAAGAGTGCCACCCTTACTAATAATTGCCCCCGGAATTGGGACGTAAGTATTCGGGGTGGTAGCGTTGTCAGTAACAGATGTAGTAGAGTTTGAGCCACCACTATAAATTATTGATACAACTACAAGTTGACCGACTGCAAAGGTATTAGTAAAAGCCGGAGTAGTAGCTACGCCAGTCCCGTTAGTTACTACCTTACCTTCAACAAACGCTAGAGCGATATAGCTACCCTCTCTATCTTTACTTTATGGCACTTGGGGTATACAATATCTATATGAAAGACTGCATATTGTGGGATAAAGCTATAAACCCAAACGGCTACGGAGCTAAGTGGTATAGGGGTAGAACAATAGGTGCTCACAGATATACTTGGATTATAAATAAAGGGAAAATACCCAGTGGTATGCTTGTATGCCACTCGTGTGATAATCCAACTTGTGTGAATATAGACCATCTTTTTCTCGGTAGCCAACTGGATAATATGCGAGATAAAATCCGTAAAGGTAGACTTAAAGTTGGAAATCCTCTTAAAACTAAGGATGGGTTGCGTCAATGCTTTGAGTGTGGAAATATATTTCCTGAAACTGATTTTCACAAAAACGGGATTAGCAAATACACTGGCAAGGTGCTGAGGAAGCATGTTTGTAAAAACTGCCGAACTTTTACCAGTCGATTTGTCTAACGCAAGTGCCATGTCTAAAGCGTGGCATTTTACAGGCTAAATTAGTAGTATCACTACAAAGGCAAGAAGTTGGTTTCGGGCATTTGGTAAACTTCGTGGTTCTTAGAACAAGTTGCCGTAACACCGTCTTTAGAGCGCATCTGCTCACCGCACTTGCTACACTTCACGCCCCAGATATCGAAGTTCTCACCCCACTTCTCATGGTTATGATTCCAGCTAAGCTCAGGTATTTGCAGGGATTTAACTTCTTCTTTCTCAGCCCTGAGTGCCCGAAAGGTTGATGACCACCAGTGCCAGACCCAGCTCTTAGTAGTAGCGACTGAGCGGAATCCCATCATCCTAGCACGGCAAGAGTAGTCGTAATCTTCACCGGAGCCGACATAGTATTTATTATCCAGCATACCAATTTTCAAGAACCGTTGGGTATCACAGACACAGGCGTACATCGTCACCCCGTCAAAGACTGAATCTGGTTCAATAGTTAAATGTTTATTAACGTAATGGGATTCGTGTAGTAGAAAATCGTAGTCTGCCTGTGTATACTCAGTCTTGTATGGCAAGATATCAAAGTCATCCCCGTCTGCTCGCCCGACTGACCAATCGGCTAATCGGATTGATGCAGGACAGACTATTACCGCCGGACTATCAGGCGTGGCCTCCTCTACTTGATGAAAGGTATCGAGTACGCCCTGCCACCAGCCAGAGTTCACCATCTCGACGTCATCGTTCAGTAAAGTAAAGTAAGGTGTTTGAACTAACTGTATCCCCAGATTGCAGGCTGTGGAAAACCCAAGATTGCCCGTATAGCGCAAGTCAGTTTTGGGTGAGCGTATCACCATGAGATTTTTATACTTATCTCTCAAGGCGTTGGCGTCTATACCCTTTACTGACACGTCAATTATATAAACGTAGAAACTACTCTGTTCAGTGTACTTGTAAAGCGTTTCCAGACAACGCTCAATATTCACCGTCAGAACTGTGATAATAATGAAGGTATTCCACTTAGGGTGAACGTCAAGCATTGGCAACCTTTCTTATCCAATCGTAAGTAACTCTCAGACCGTCTTCCAGTTTAGCGGTGGGTGCCCAGCCAAGTTTAGCCTTGATTAGCCGGTTGTCCGAGCTGCGCCCCCTGACACCCAGAGGCCCATCAATGTGTTTAACCCTCAGCTTTTTGCCGGCAATCCTCATCACCATCTCAGCCAGCTCGTTGATGCTGACCATTTCGTCTGAGCCGATAAACCCGCCAGCCCCGCAGACTAATACGTCAGCCATGTATTATCTCCTCAATCTTTTCCATTCTTTGGTCTATTGTATACTCATGGTCAATTAGATACTGTCTGTATGAGTACGAATCGTAGTCACCTTTGATTTGTTTAATGGCTTCCTGTGGTGTGTTCCAGGTCAGCTCAGGCCAGATGTCCTCTGACCCGTAGAAAGCGTGAGGGATAGGTTTAATCCCCTTAGCCATAGCTTGAGCGATCGCAAAACAGAAAGCCTCTTTCATGCCGGCATGTAAAAGAAAGTTTTTGTCTTCCAACCACTCGTCTAAATTGTCCACCCAATCATAGAATATAAAGTTGAGGTTATGTTTTTGGATAAAGTCCATACAGTAGTCGTGAAAATAAGGGTAATCATTAGACCAAACTCCCACCCAATGGAACTCGTAATCTCTCGGTAACTCATAAGCTATTTGCAAGATATTCTGCATACCTTTAATAATCCACTTCTCGGAGACTATGGCTATCTTTTTGCCTGGATTGTGTTCGGCAAATGTCCAGCGGTTCAAGTCCACGCCAGGTGGAATTACGTATTGTTTAAAGTGTCCTTGCTGGGGGCGTGAGTCGGCCATCATAATCTGTTGGATGTGTGGTGCTAAGAAAACTACATCATCAACTAACTGCCACATATTGTCGTGGGCATGCGACCCACCCCATATCTCAATATCTATAGGCTCTACGATTATCTTTTTATTAGACAAGTCCATCTCATGCATATCCCAAGCCCCAGGTCTATTCGTATACTTCCATTCGTCTTTAAGGGCTTGGTCTGGGTTGGTCGCAGAGAGTAGGTTATTGTCTGCGGTATGAAACCAAACCACGTCAGCCCAATCTACCAGTTCTGGGTTATAGTAGGTCTCCCGCTTTACCTCGTAGCCATGATTAGTCCACCAATCACAAGGGTCTTTCATAAATTTTCCATTGTATGGGTCGAAAACCGCAATCTTCATGCTAAATCTCCATAATAGTGTTTTCTCAAAGCTATTAGTTTTTCGATAGCAACTTCTTTGTACTTAGAGTATCTTGCAATAGCTTTACCATTTACATAAACCTCAGCTTTCCATCTCCCATCTTTGCACCAGATAAGACCTGTATATCCAGAGGTATTTCGAGATAGCTTATCTTTATTCAATGCATTAATTCGTGCAGTAGTAGGACGTAGATTATATCGTTGACAATTTAGCTTATTACGGTCCTTGTGGTCTATTGCCTGTTGAGGGAAACCCATAATCTGTCGGTGCATGTATATTTTCTTTTGACCTTCGGCAGTCCACGTAGTCCTAGCAGCATATTTATTATCGTAAAACCACTTCCATTGATTGAGCCATTCATAATCATCATCATCCACCATTACTTGTTTATCACGAGTCAGCTCTATCTGTTTCATATTCATATTATACACCATTCACCATATCGTTGGTGAACTTGCCATTATACGGATCGAACATTGAGATACGCATTGACTATAGTTAGTAAGTCCTTCACTCTGTTATGGGTTCGCAAATATCTTTGGCCAAACTTACAGCTCTTCTGGTCCTTCTTGGGATTGTCTTTTACCAAACGCTCTTCTATCTTTTTCAGACAATCATCCACGTTATAAAAATAATCCACGCAATCTCTGAACCTGACTTCAGACAGGGGAACGTATCGGAATAGCGGTCTGCGCCCACAGCACATTATCTGGGCGGTGCGGTCTGACCAGTAGCCAGCCTCGATTGTATGGTCTATAGAGAGGATAACCTTAGCTCTGGAATACAGTCCAGGTAGTCCTTCATCTAGTATGGGTGGGCGCACATCTTTGAACCCAGGCCACTCATTAACGCTATGGATTACTAGGTTAAACTTTTCATCAACTGCTTTGAGGGTTTCATTACGTTCTTTAGCCCACGGTAAGTAAGAGCCCGTGAAAAGTACGTCTATATCTTTATTGGGATAAGGTGCTTTCCGTAGAAACTCAGGTGCATAATCTTGTGAAAGCCATTGCCAGCCAGGGTATTTAGAGTCGGCTATTCGCTTTGAAAGATACAAGTCGGAACTCACTACTAACTTCTCATGCCAGTCTTGACCATCAGCCTGATAGTCAAACGCCCAGTAAACTATCGGTACTTTAAATGTCTTTTTTAAGTCTGGTACCATATTTTCTGGGTATCTGTCCCATTGGGCAATAAGTATAAAATCTACGTTATCACTTTGGCCTGTATTGATAGTACCGCCAGTATTTAAATTATTATCTTCACGCTGTTGCCTGATTACTTCATGCCCTAATTGTTCTAACGCATTAGCGATATGGTTCTCGTCAGTTATAGAACCATCCCATGCTCTACCAGAGAAGTTCCCAATACTAAGTATTCGCATATTCTTTCCTTATATAAAACGCATTACATTTACAAAGATTTCTATGTCATAGATACTGAAAGCTCCCAGTTTAGCTTTGAGTTCCATTTCTTCAAGAGTCAGCATATTTACCCTCGTAAACCGGATGATAGATTAACTTGTCTTTAAGTACCATGTTCTTGTTATACCACACATCTGCCTTGGGTTCGTCATCACGGGTGTAACCCCATTTAGTACGGTAATAGTCGAAGTTCTTCTGCCACTCTTCTTGGTGGGTGCCGTCAAATGTCCCCGACTTATTCGAGAAGTGATAGACCAAGACATCTCGAAGCCTAACTGGTTTAACGCCAGCTAAGTTTATCTTGGTCTGTAAATCAGTGTCAGAGTTGCTTCCCCAGGGGTCGTAGGCTACGTCATACCCCTGAATATCCCGCCAGAGCTGGGCGTTGATAATGAACGGCAGATTAAAGCCTGGTTCCGGCTTAAGGCTTTTCCCAGTCAGTAAGTGCTTAATCTGCTTGTCTACCTCTTCTTTCTCAAAGTCCTCTATGTTGTAGTAATTACCATATTTCAGGAATGGGTCGGCACTACCGTTGTTATTGGTGGGTTCGACAAGGTTCGGGCTCATACACAGGTACTTGAACTGTCTGGTTTCCTCGTCGACACAATTGACCAAGTGCTTATCCCAGCCTGGGGCGTAGTACATATCACTGTTACTAACCATAATATATTTATGGGCTGGATTGACAATTTGAACACCCACATTAACCGCAGAACATTGTCCTTGGTTCCTATTATGCATATGTACAGTGATATTAGGTATATGTCGTAAGTCTGGTTTAGCTTTTCCACCATTAGTAACAACAATAATATCCCCCCCAAAACCAGAACCCCTAAGACTATTTACGCATAATTCTAAATATTTACTGTCTACTTCATATAGACTTGGTATAACTACAGAATAATCTGGAACTCTCATATTGCTACCTCGTTTAATCTCGACTATTAACACGCCATTCATATTTATCAACTAATTCTTGATCTTCTGGGCTAATTTTCAATTTTAAACGCTCCTTCCGTATAGCCCTCTGGGACTGTCGGGGGTACTTTAAAGAATATAAACATTGATGAGTAGCCAATCGAGTTGTGCCACTCCTCTACCCAGCCACGCTGGACAAACGGTCTGGCTAAGTCTCCCTCGGTAATGAAATCATTATTCTCGCCAGCCGGAGTTTTGAGTTGTTCTGGGGTGTAGTCCCAGCTTGTACCGCCGATAGGTGAACATATCACTATACACCGCCGGATGTGTTTCCAGGTCTGGTCTATAAAGTGGTCTAAGTCGTTGATGTGCTCGCAGGTTTCAATGCTAATCAGGGTATCAGCGTCTGGTAGTTCGTCTTTACTTAGGTCAAATTGTTTAAACTCTAGGTTGGGTGCGCCCCAACGGTGATAGCCCTCAGCTATACAGCCCTCGTCTATGTCCAGTCCGATAACCTTACCTGCATACTGGCCGATTAAATGAGAACCGTAACCTGTAGCACAGGCCGCATCTATGACAGTTTCGCCAGGCATTACCCAGCCACGAGCCATAAAGTACCTGGAAATATGCGGCCCATTAGAACCGCCTCCGCCCCACGCATAAGGATTGCCTCCGTAATGTCCACTTATAGTAATACCTCGCTTACGAACTTAAAATTCGTTTCATCTTTAATTTGATCCTTAATCTGGTTGGATAGTTCATATACACCATTGCCGACGCAATCCCAACAATGGAAATGCATACCACCACTAAGGTCAGTATCTTGACTGCCGTTCCAAGCCACGAAGTTACCGTTGTTATTCACGTAGGTTGGTATCTCTTTGGCTAAATTAGCTCGGCGCATATTATTGTAGGATTGGTCTGCCAACCACCAGCCATGAGCCTTGAGCCAAAGATAGCAGTCATCGCTTATCTGCCAGCCTGGGGCTTTGAAACCTTTAACGAAGTAGTTGTCTATCATGGGTTGCAAATCACGTACGTGCTGGTCGAACTCATCGTAGGACATCTCGCTGCACTCGTAGTTTGAGCTGTGCAAGAAGCCATGTACTGCCAGTTGTATCCAACTGTTATTAGCCCTACACCACTCGCACAGCTCGTAGGTCATCTCGCCTGGGATGGCGAACAGCGTAGCCTTAAAACTAGGATTAGTATAGTGGAACTCGTCCAGTTTATCCCGACAGTCATGGGATTGACACTGGTCTGAGATAACGTGCGAGCAAGCGAAATCATCGGCGTCAAAGATAATCATTTCTTTACCTTCCTTCCACCCCAGGTATCTGTCTTACGATGACAATTTACGCACAGGGTTCTACCATTATTAATGTCAAACCTTAACTCAGGATACTCAGCAAATCGTTTTATATGGTCAGCATGTAAAACGACAGCCTTTCCGCTACCGCTACTAGCTCCACAATGTTGACAAGTGTAGCTATCTCGTTCAAAGACTGACTTGCGCCAATCCTGGTAAGCTTCAGATTTTCTGATTAATTGATTAACTGTTTCCTTAAAACCGTCCCATTCTTCTAAAGATATCCCTTGAAGAGAAGCACTTATTTTTTGCCTAGTGACTTCATCTCTCTCTCCAGGATTATATATACTCTTCAGGCCAAGCTTAATTGCCATCAAGCGAACAGCGTCATGCGTTTTTCCAACTTCTTCTGATATCTCTTTAAAAGTATTTGTTACAGAAAGTTTAACTAATGCTTCAATCTCGCTTGCACTCCACTTCTGAGTCCGGCGCTTTATATTAAACTGCTTCATCACTCGCAAAATATTAGCGCCTGTACATCCCCATTCTTTACCTATATCCTCAGAGCTTTTCTCTTTCCCCCAATATTCCGCATAAAGCCATGTACGATTAAGATAAGGCTTTACTTCTTTAATAGTCGATAGGTCTTTATTAAGAGATAATAATTTCTTAAGCAACGTAGAAGGATAAACTTCATCTAGAAGTACTGCATTCTCGATTAGACAATGGCCGCCAATCTTCCCTTTGGGTGGGTCGAGTATGAACTTCTGGAACTGCTTTAAGCCGAGTTCTTTGTAAAGCTGGTTGTAGTCCTTATTCCAGTCTTTGGTGAGTTGGTAGTCCATGCCTATCGCTTTAGCCACCTCAGCTTTGTAATCCGCAAAGACTATATTCAGCCCATATTCAGTAGTGCTTAAGAGTTTAAGGGCTTCGGTGTATCTGGTATTGGGTACGAGCCGTACTTGGAGATGGCGTTCCTTGAAGTAATGCTCAAAGAACGCACCTGACATCTTACGGTTGTAACCAATCCAGCGGGTCGTTAGTTTAATGCTCTTAGCTAGGTTTGGGTGGACGCCCTCAACGGGGGTGTGGACAGCTTGAGGGAATTTATCAGTCGTGCCAATCGGCACGGTTGACCAGATAGCAACATGTTGCGGTTCGTAGCGTGTGATGTAGCCTTTCACTTGCTCGACAAAATCTTCGGAGTAGGGGAAACAGATATGCATCACGCCTACCGGAGCAGCCTTACGGTTCTTCTGGTTAATGTCGTAGGTATGGGCATCGGGACAGATGACCTCGTGAACAGCCTGGCCGATCTGACCATAGCCCACAATGATGTCTTTAACCATGGGGTTCTTTCTTGTCTAAAATGTAAAAGAGATGTTGCCTGTTGGCGGTGGGTGGGGTTTCAGTCATTAGCCAGTGGTAATCCAGTGTGTCTAAGAACTTCTCCCACTCCCGTTTATCATACCACGCTCCCCAACCGTCATCTCCGTCATCATTGATGTGTGGGTCGTCCATGTCTTTCAAGTGCCAGAAGGTGATGATAATCCGCTTCTTAGCCACTCTAAGAGCCTCTAGGACGGGTTTCTCAAACCCATTGGTGTGTTCCAGTACATCCTGGAGTATAACCACATCCCAGGACTTGTCTGCCTCTTCCAGCTTACGGCAGTCACCAAGCTGATAATCGGCTTCTGGGTTACGCTCCTTGGCTACTTTGACAAACATGGGGGAATAATCCAGACCCTTATAGTTTCTGACGTTCGGACCGTATTTCATAAAGTGGGCATAGTTCCAGCCTGGCCCGCAACCCACATCTAGGACTGTTTCCTTATCATTAATGAACGAACCGAGTATCATACGGGTGTCCGAGCCTATACCCTCGCCATACGTTTCCATGTAATGGGCGGCAGTATTCTCGTCATTGCTCATAAGTTTCGCCCAGAAATCAGCCATTACAGATACTCCCTCTGGAAGATATGGATAGCGTTATCCGGTACTTTAGTAGTGAACAGGGGTGGGGTTTCATAGCCCTCTTGGTTAGTGACGTAAGTAGTACTTGGATTGAGTGCGACACGCCTATTAGTATCCCACAAATGGAAGCAAACTTCAGTCGATAATTTTATAAGGTCGCTCTCATCCCAGTGGAGTTTGTCAATCACGTCTTCAATCGAGGCCATACGCATAATCGCCCCAGGTATGAAACCTATCTGTACGGCATAGAGGTAAATGTCTAATTTCTCACGCTGGGGCTGGACATGATAACTCTTGCCCGTAACTCCGTTGACATCTATGTCTTGGGTTTCTTCAAGGTGAAAGTTATAAATCCGGTTGGCGAAGTTCTTAATTCCCAGAGCCGAACTGAGGATTGCCAGTTTCTTATAACCGCCCTCAGCCAACCCACGCCTGGAACCCTTGCTGGCTGGATTGGTAAACTCGCTCTTTTTAAGCAGGTTGAAGTTGTTTAAGAAGTACTGTCCGCTTAGGGTACAATCAGCCTCCACCAGACAGACGTAAGGGGTACGGACTTTCTTGAGTCCGACTGTCCACGAGTCTTCCAGCAGAATCTCAGACCCCTGTATTGGGTCAAGCTGTTTAACTAAATCTGATTGGGTCATCTGAATAACCTTAGGTTCTTCAGTTCTTCTGACTATAACTGTCAACATTAAAATACATCCTTGTTAATTCTTCACCTGCAAATGGTTCAATATCTACGAAAGTATCACCTTGGTCTAGGGCTGGGTGCCAGATGTCCGAGTGGCCGCTTTGTTCGGGTTTCCACTCTTTAGGATATCCCCAGCGGTCGGTGTCATCTTTAATGCCGAATAAATGCAGCGTAGGGATATGGGTGGCGAAGCCAGTCTTATAACCAGCGTCTCGAAGTTTACCGCAGATATAGCGTTCTTCTTGGCCTCGGCCTGACATCTCCCTGTCCCAGCCACCCACCCGTTTGACTGCTTCAGTACGCATTATTCTTAAACTACCGCCTGGGTGAGCAAAGTCCGTAATATCCTTTGAGTCATCTTCAAATATATTACCCGTCCCAATCATCACCTGGGTACGGCAGGCGATAGCAGCGTAATCTTCGTACTTGTCCATCAGGTCAACCAGACGGGAAATCCAGTCACCGTCAACAGTCATCTGACAGGGCAGGCAATCATTGTCTGCGTCTATGAAGTAATCATTGAATGTGTTTCTCTCCAGCATATACTCTCTGGCGAACTCCAGCCCCTTGTTCTCCATCAGGTTGATATAGGAGTGAAGCAGGTTCTTATCAAACATTTCTTGGAGCATGGTGGTTGTTTCTTTATTTGAACCGTTGTCTAAGACATGCAACCTATAGGTATCTGTCCAGCTGTTCCTATGGATAGTACCAATAACCAGTTTGGTTATGTTTGGGCGGTTCCAAGAGACCAGGTGAATATCAACCATCAATCACCCCCGTATCGAAGACTTCGCCGAAGTCCTTATAGACATCCTCGCTGGTTCTGGGGTACTGGATATAAAGATACATATCTAAGGGCTTGCTCAGGTTATCACGAGTCAGGTAGTAGAACTGGCAGTAGTCATCCCCGTAAGGGTTGCCCAGCGAAAGACCATGCCTGAGTACGCCGTCTTGAAAAGCCCCAGCAGGGTTTTCGGTATTATCCCACTTATATTTGTCCTCTACTGGGTCAAGTTTGAGTGGGATTTTACTGGCCGCCGCAAAATGATAGGGACTGCCGTCATCAGGGATACGATACTTTTCATCACTTAGCCACAAATCCCGCCTGAAAATAAACGAACCTGCTCCGACATGACCCGACCTGAACCACTCATGCCCTTTGCCCTCAATGGCAGGCTTGAAAGCGTTCCTGACTTCCGTGTGGTAATCACCCCAATAGATAATACTGCCGAAGTTGAATATCTTATATTCTGGAAACTCCTCTACAGCCCTGCTTAAGTCCCTGAGATATGTTGTAGAATACTCATCATCTGAATCCAGCCAGCACAACCAGTCGCCAGTCGAGTGTTCCATACCTAGATTCCTGGCTGCCGACCGGCCGATATTAGTTTCATTGTGGATAACTTTGATTTTGTCGCTCATCTTAGCGAATGAATCCAAAATCTTAGGCGTGATGTTGTCCACACAGCCGTCATCTATTATAATCAGCTCCCAGTCACGGAATTGCTGGTTCATTACTGACTTGATAGCCCGCTGGACTGACTTACCTCTAAAATGACGCCTACCAGACGCGCCGCTTTGGATGGGCTCTAGCTCACTATATACGGGAATCGTCACGCTGAACGTCGGCACTGGGTTGCTCCATGTTTAAAAGTGGTTCTATATAATTGTGGAAGATGTGGTCTGGGTTTCGCTTAGTCCTGACCCACGTTTTGGCCCTGATAACCTTCTCATTTTCCAAATAGTACTTAATATTACTGGCCATTGTCCGGTAATACTCGTTAATGTTGGAATGGGTGGTGGTAATTTCCCCGTCTTCACCGTTTATGGCGATATTTGCACCGCTGAACTGCTTATAAAGGGCATTTTTGCCATAGATTTGCCTGAATGGGGCGAAATCGTGGTTGAGCAGGCACAGATTGCCCCTCAGCATGGCTTCCTGGGCTATCAGTGAGTAGGTTTCACTCTTGCTGGGCAGTAAAAAGACGTTGGACAGGGTGAAAAGCTCTAAAATTACCTCATGCGGTACTTCCATAGAGGCAGCTTCATCAAATTCGGACAGGAAAGTCACCCGATCTTCCACCTCAAGCTCTTTGGCGAGGCGTTTCAGGTCTTCCCGATAGGTCACTTTGTCACCGCCGGTACTCTGGAAGTCACAAAAGATGACGTGTGAGGTCATGTTGTTCAACTTACAACCAGCCATAAGGTAGACATCAGCCTCGGCGTACTTCCCCCTGTCTAACCTTAATGGGTATAAGACTAATACTTCAGGGTCGCCGAGGCTCAATTCGTCATATAGCCGTTTGACTATCCGGCTCATCCCCTCAACCGGATCGGTAGCGTGGGGAACTTCTACAATTTCGTTCTCTTCATAAGAATAATTGGCAGCCACACGGGGAATATCATAAGCGTTGGGGTACATTATGATGGAGTTCGGGAACTTGGAGTTCAGCAACTCCTCATATTTCTCGCCAAACATAGCCCGTTCTTTAATAAGAGAGCCTGGAGCGGTAGCCGAGTGGATAAGGTGTATCCACTGGATTGAGGGGCGTTCTTCGGCAATCCTGCGACAAGCCACATTGTGCTTGACGTAGTCTGGTAAGAAGATTAAGTCATGGGTGAAAACCACCGATTCGTCTTCTATTATCTTATCCAGGTGGTCATAGAGCATATCGACGTCATCTTCAAACGCCTGGTCGACTGTCGTGCCGTCAATCACTACGTTGGGGATACGTTTGGTTTCCACGCCAGCAAAGATAGATTCTTCCGGTGGGTTCCAAGACTCAGTAGCAATCAGAACTGGTTCATAACCAGCCCGTTTGAACATATTGACCTGGGATGAAACGACTATTATGGGTGAGTAACTTTTAAGATATTGGCCGAAATTAGTTAATATGTAAATCTTACGTTTGGAGTTATCCATTAACACAAACGTAACATTATTCAAACATCACTGTCAACTTTTTTACCAACCTTTTGAATTTACTCTCTTGAGTTACTTCTGGTTTGGGTTGGTTGATACAGCCATGCCTTTTGTCATGGAACTTCATGTAACAAATCTCGTCGCAAAAATCCTTGCAATACGAACAGTTAATCCTAAAGGAATCCTCTGGAATCTTTTTCTTACAGTTAGCACAGACCATACTAGTCTCTAATATACGCTATCGTGAGGTCGGAACCACCACTATTGTTTACCACCAGATTTCCTCTCAAGGGTATGTTGTAGTGGTAGTCCTTCTCCTGAATAGACGCTTTCTGGATAGCAATCACGCCTCTGGCTGAGTCAGAAATGATTGTTCCTGCCGACGAACCAGCAGCATTAACAGTCACGCTCTGGAGAATTATCGGTTTAATATCTCCAGACGTAGTATTGAGTGTCTGTTGGGCCGGAACAATCGTTACAGTTCCGGTATTACCGGAATCCATATGTACCCATTGGTTAGGTGCGCCGACAGCTGCTGCCGACCAGAAGTTTTCAGATTTAGCCCGATAGAGTGTACCCATTAGCCCGTAGTCTCTCCCTTAGCAAGCGGTGCTACGTAAACCGTTACGCTCGCGTCGGTAGTTATGTAGACTGGCCAAGGACAGAAAAAGTTTTGCTTATAGTCTCTGGCTGTGAGTGCGCCCTGCATGATGTACTGTTTAGTTCCAGCAGTGTCCTGAAACCACATGCTGACTCCGCTGGTTGAAGTGGCGTTGACTGAAGTAGTTGTAATGATGCTGCCTGCACCAGTAACTTGTGCACCTGTTTCGCCGCCAGCGAAGTAGACGGGGCTGACAGCCAACCCCGAGTTAATCGCTGCACCTCTGTTAGTACTTCCTATTCTACTTTGATAGTCGCCTGGTAACATAGCCATATATTAGCCCTCCTTATACCGGCAACGTGGTTGTCGAAGTTGATGTACTTGATGTTGAGATACTTGTAGTCGAAACTGAAGTTGAACTGACAGACGTACTTGCACTGGTTGAAGTACTTGAAGTACTCGTCGAAGAAGTCGATGAACTTGTTGAAGTAGTCGTCGAGTAGAACTCCGGCGAATCCTTTGGCGGATAGACCAGAACTTTGTAGAACCAGTAGAAGAATATCAGGTAAGTGGTTCCGTTAGGTGCGGTGGCTGGCTGCGCCCAGTTCTTTTCCACGAACTCACCGTCAATGTTAGAAGCCGAAACGGCTGCTTCCACAATCGGGAAGTTAGTATGGAAAGCTGTTGTGGTGTGGTCGGTGTAAGCTGTTGTCAGCGTGGCCGACAGACAAGCGATAGTCGAGTAATTAGGGACTAGACGGTGGTCAAGGCCGATGCGGTTCGTAGTATCCACCGTAAGTGTCATCGAAGTACCTGATGTACTTGGGATGACTATAGAAGTAACTCGTTTAAATACCAACGAACCAATTACCTGGGCATTAGCCGTATAAGCTATTGTATCGGTAATCGGTTTACCTTCAACGTTTACGCCGTTGATAAGAATACTGTCAGAAGAATATCCAGAACCACCAATTGTGATGGCTAGAACTCTTGGTACGTCTGGGTTGGTAATACCCGCCGTAATAGTTTGTTTTGTTGCCGCACCAGCCGTTGAAGCTAAAACTGCCGCTGCCGTACCTGCTGAAACCATTTTCTTATTATTAGTGTAACCACCAGTGGTCTCAATTACATCTTTCAAGACCTGCGGTACACTTAAGCCCCAAGCAGTATGCATCGCCCAGGGGTATGTTTTATCTCCAATTGCCATAATTAAAAATCCTTTCGCTAGGGATGGGGCGGCTTAATTGCCGCCCACTACCTAGACGTTAATTTAAGCGTTAGTACCTAGGCTACCATACCACCCCCGCCAGTTTGACCAACCGGCACTCCAACGGCAAACGACTTTCCACCTTGCGGTAGTAGTATCGAAATCCCAATCGGGGCCTTGCAGACCTAAATCTGAGCGGTTAAACCAGTTAAGTTCTGAAACAGCCTTATCATAAATGAACCAAGCTGTATCCGAACCACCGGCTACGGAACCCAAGTAATCCCAAACTTTAACTTCGAGCCGACCCTTATAGGGGTTGATATCGTTGTTAGTCGTACCAGTCCGCTGCATGGAATCCATTAGGATTCTAGCTTCCTTTTCCAAGGCTGGCGGAACTAGTAATGTCTGGGGGTTAACTAACATGAGCTGACCTTTACCATCGAGAGTAGCTCGCATAGTAACGAGTCCGTTTTCAATCGAATCTTCACTCAGGTCAGCGGTGATGTAGTTGCTCTGTGTGGAACCACCGTCTTCACGAGGGTGGGCATTATAGAACAACGCTACTGAGTCAGGGCCTGTAAAAGGCGCTGAACCGCCACCACCGGCGGTAAATCCGTTGTTGAGAATATCAGCACCGAATTGCTCAATTGTCCGAATCTTAGCATTGGCGAGGTTTTGGGGCTTTCTCCTCATCACGCCAAACTGTACCTTATCCTAGACTTTCATCTAAGGGTGGACTATCGCTTCGCTCTTTGGAGCGCTGAAAAACTTAGTCTCTGCAGCTGCATGGGATTGACTGTATATTTTATGAAGCTTTCGAATCTTACTCCAGTCGCTATCATTACGTTCGATAACTTCTGGAGTCAGACTATATCTGCCGGAATCCTCTCGCCGTTTTAATGAACGGTCAAAGAATTCCATAGCGAGCCGAGCTTGTTCTCTCTTGATAATCAAGAAAGGCTCAATGTCGTGTAAAATTTTGTAGGCTGATTTGCCGTATACCGTCCAACGGTAATGGGCGAACTTACCATCTTTTAACTCTTGACAAACGTGGCCGTTGTAGAGTCCATATAGTAAGTCCATCAGTTTGCCGTCCTTTTGGCCGACATCTACACGTATTGAGTAGCCGATTTTACATCTCGCTTGACCTGCTGAACGGACAATGGTTATGCAACCTTCCCCGTCAACGAAGCCAGCCAGATATGCTCGCTGCTTCAAGTGCTTCTTATTCAAATTGTTAATCCCTGCTTGCTAAGGGTTGGCGTGGCAAATTGCTTTAATTGCTTTAGCGTTCCCTTTATCATTTTCAGTTTATCGATGACCAGTGTTACAAAATCATCTTCCCAAAGTTCCTGAGACACCGAAGTACCCTTAGCAAACTTTAGGTGGGTATATATAACGTTGTACCCTTCAACTTCATCTTCGTATGTTATAGGCGCAGACTCACTCGTTTGAACCAAGCGTGACAAACCAGTAGCACTCGAATCCTTTTCAATGTTTTTCACCGAGGTGTCGACATTAAAGATAGAGAATACTTGCTGTTGCAACTGACGAATTTCGTCACCGTAAATCTTACGGAAAGCTGGGTCGAGGATGTCTGGCCAGGTAGGTCTCTGTGATGCCATAATTTATCCTTCCTAACCCGCCACGTATGGGTTTAAGAATGAGTTTGCTAATACAAACACGCCATAGTTACCAGTTGGCAAACCGGTCAATCCCGATGATGGGAAACCAGTCATACCAGGAATACCTATCAGTACAAATTGACCGACAGTTGTTCCGACTGCAGTAACCGTTTGAACACCAGTACCGGTACCGTTCGTGATATCAAAATACTGACCGATGTAACTGTTGGTGCCATTAGAAATGGTCAACGAAGTTACCGACTTCAGTAGATATCGCATGTTACGGTCAACGCAAACAGAAACAGTAACTGTTCCCGTTGCCGTACCCGTACCAGTACCTTCTGCCATGCCGATTAGTCTTGCTTGGTAAGCTGCAGCAGAGGTAATCGCACCACTGGAGAAATATACAAAATCTCCATTGGTAACAGTTACACCGCTCGCTACCACGAAGGCTTGAGAGGCATAGTTGGTGTGGCCGTCTATACGTCCTATAGCTGTTGGGACTTGTAGTCCCGCTACAGTTTGAGACATAGTAAACTCCTTTAGTTAGTAAATGGAGTTCAAGCGACTACTTCGGACAAATCTTTTATAGCATCTTCCCTAGTCTTAGAGGTGAACATTTTTTGATAAGCGTCTATTTGGGCATCGCTGACTTTCGGTCTTTTGGCCGGCGGCAGGGTAGTGGAGTTAGTGTGTGAGCTGACGCCTGCGTCTTTAATGACTGCGTCTTTGGTCGGGGTGGGGGTAGTGGGTTGCCAACTGAGCGTACCAGCGATACCTTGGTATAGTTCCAGCCAGGTCGGGGTGCGGCCTAGTCTGTCGGTCAAGGCTTGGTTCACGCCATTGCTGACTTTTTGGAAATCAGCGAACTCCTGCTCGTTTCTGGCCTGTGGATAACTTTTGGTAAACTCATCAAAGGCCGCAAACATATTTGTGGTATCCATAGCCAGTATTCTTTGTTCGGCTAAAGTAGCGGGTGTAGATATTGAAGCAGGTGCAGGAACAGTTGGGGTGGGTTCGGCTGGAGGCGGTGGAGTCTGAGTTGGAACTTGGGCGATAACCTGTTGCGCCTGGGCAACGGTGGCCTTCATCTCATCGTTCTCTTTCTTCAATCTCAAGGCTTCTTTGAAACTGTTGTCGTAGGCTTTCTCAAGTTCCGGCAGATATTCTTCAGCTGTTTCACCTTTAAGATTAGGGAATTGCTTTGTAAAAGGTTTAGTCTCGGTTTCAGGCTCTTTCTCTTCGGGAGGATTAGCTGCTGCTACTTCCTCTTCTTCGGGTTCAAGCTCTGATTTCTCCTCGACTGGTTCGATTTCATCGTTGGTTTGCTGTTCTTCGGGCGCTGGGCCTGTCTCGTCTCGTATGGGGGTTTCGACTGGGGTTCCCTCTACGTCCCCTAAGATTGCTGCGGCCTTTTGCTTGTCAGATAGTTTTGCCATTTTAAACTCCTGGGATTTTTTCCCTGGGATTGCTCCCGTAATTAGATTTTTTCTAACCAGCTAAATGCTGGTATCTGCGGGGAGGGTGGGTCCGCAGGTATCAACATTCAGAAACTCACAGAAACTCACAGAAACTCAAGGTTCTTTGGTATTGTCTTTATGGATTTTCTTAAGTTCCAGCAGCATAAAGCGGTGGGCGTTGGCCTGTCCCTGTAGCATGGCGACACGTTCCGACGAGCCTGGCTGACCCATGACTACGCTAATAATCTGGGAGCCGATTTCGTTAATCTTAGTCTCGTTCCACTTAATCAGTGCTTTGTATTCTGGATACTCGTATAAAGTTGCAAGGGCTTGCTTGTCTTTTGAACTAAGTCCTGTCATTAAGTTATACACAGCCTTTCATAATTAGCAATCAACACTACACGCTAGTACGTACTGGTTTATTAAGTGGGGTCTGGGTGAAACCGCCAGCTTGGGCGAGAGGCTGGTTCTGGGGTTGAGAGGTCAGACCCATAGCCGGTAGGTTGGGCATTTGACCGACGGCTGTCGGCGGGGTGGGGCGGTTGGCACCCATTGGCGGTTGGGCGTTAGGGCCTTGCATCTGCGGATTGCCTGGAGGCGCTGGCGGGCCGTTCTGGTTGCCGCCCAGCCCGTTGGCGCTCATGGCCTGGGATGCCGAGTTGGTGGCGGGGTTGGCCTCGTGCTCGCCCATGATGTGCTGGGCGAAGAGTTGTTTAATAAACGGTTTGGTCTGGATGAGTTGGTTGTACTCCTGGGATTGGGTGAACATGATGTGGATAAGGGTGTGTTCCTCGGTAGCGCCTGGGGTGGGGCCGAGGGGTTGTCCGGCAGCCATGACACGGTTCTCAGTTTCGGCCTGGAGCATGGCGCTGCCTGGGTCTTGGTTGAAGCCTGCTAGCCAGTCCTGCGGTTTCTCGTCATTGACCTTAAGGACACGGGACATGCCCTTACCGATGTCTATCAGGGCAGCGGTCTGGGGGTTGCTCATAAATAAGGTGAACATCTCTGTCGTCCTGGTCTGCTGGACAGTTCTGGATACGGGGGTGAACTGGGTGGCGTCAACCGATATATCGAAGTTGCCCTCCAGATACTTGGCCATTTTCTTGTTGAGTTCAAACGAAGAAGCGCCGATAACGTCTTCCACGTTCAGGGTGGGAGTGCCGTTGACGTTCTTGACCTGGAACTTCTTGCCGTCGGTGGTGATGGTCTTGAAGACCTGCTGCTCTTTCTCCTCACGGGTCTCGGTGACTTTCTCCATCCGTCCCAGCGGATAGAAGAACTGGATGTTGCTCCACTTCAGACGTCCGACTCTAATTATCGTTTCCATTTCGTCGAGCGTAGCCAGCATGACAATCCGCTTCAGGTAGTTCTCCTGCTTGAGGGCAGCAGCCGTCGCCGTCGCACTGGGTTCTTCCTCTTTCTCCAGGTCGATACCGATTGCCCTGGAAATATCCTGAATCATAATCTCGTCGGTCTTGAAGTAAGACGGCCCGACGTCTGGGATAACAAGGGGTTGGATAGCTTGGTTAATCGGCAGGCCGTTGGTGTCGATGGAAATCAGCCCGCCTGGGCGGGTGACCAGGTCTTCCTCGTCGATATCGTACATGTTGTTATGGAAGAACATCTGGTTGATCTGCATGTGCTGGCGATCCATGTTCATGTTCCTAATCGTGTTGCGCTCTTCGGCCAGCATGTGGATAATTCTCGGAATCCCCATACCCCAGAACCGTCCAGGCACCCGGTAGTAGTAGCGGACAGCGAACGGAATCTCCTTGTGCTTGGTGGGGAGCGGGCCGTAGTGGATGACGACGTTGTTGGCTACCACCCAGTAGGCATCCAGGGCACGGTTGAAATAGTGGAGTACCTCAACGTCATTGCCGGTGATGTCTTTAGGCAGTTTAAAGAAACTGCGGGTGGTGGTTTCGCCGCCACGGGTGACGAGGTCCTGGTTGATGAAGTCTTTCTTCATGCCGTAGATGCGCTGGAAATCACGGATATTCAGTATCTCACGGCGGACACCGTCGTCAGCGTAGTCAATCGTTCGGGCTTTCTCGTCTATGTAGCAGAACTCGTTGGGCAGCCACTCGGTGAAGTCGTCGTCCCAGTCAGTGACTTGTCTTTCCTTATATATATAGTTACCGTCCTTATCGATGTCATCAAGGTCTTTGACCCAGCGCTGCTCCAGCCGGTAGTAGTCGTAGAGGAAACTCGTGCCCCGAATCGCTGCGGCCAACCCACTCATATAATAGTTATAATCAAAGTTGGTGTTGTTCATGTTGTAGTTCAGGACTGAGTTGGCAAATTCCTGGACAGGTTCTTCCGACGAGTTGGTGGCTGTCAGGGTCGGACGGCTTTTCCTGGCGATAGTTTCCTGCATGTGGGACTGGATAGCGGCGAAAGCGTCAGGCAGTTTCAGTTTGGAGCGGGTTTCGTCTGGGTCGGGTATTCCCGTGGTGGGATAAGAATAATTAAAAGCAGCGGCTGAAGAACTGTTCTGGGTGGTCATCGAGGATAGGGCCTCGTCACTCAGCCAGAGCTGGTATTCCTTGTCGGCCATTTCCCACTCCCGCTCAGCCTCTGTCCGCCAGTCGTTGTCCCGCATCTGGTAATAGCGGTAGTAGGTCTGACGTCTGACTTCACGTTCTTTCTTGTTGGCCGGGTTGTAACTGATCTGGCCTCTGAGGGCCGGACGCCCGCCCATGCCAGTGTTAGTCGTACCGCCGGTGCCTTGGGTATTGACTGGATAGTTGACGTCTACAGGGATGGTTGATGGGTCGGTATAGCCAGAAGTATTAGCCTGAGGTATATTTGCCATATACCGACTTAACCACAGACCTTGGTTTTATAAAAGTATCACTAGTAGTATCACTAGTAGCCCGTAATGCGAGAAATGCGTGGTCTGTAAGCAGTAGGGCGGGGGTCGTCAGGATAACCCTCAGTCGCCTTCGTCCTAGCAGTAGGGGCTTGGGCAAAGCCGAGAACGTTAGCCAGGGCGTCGATAGTGTCGTCGTTCTTACCGGACGGGAAGCGTAACAGTTCGTACTCCAGTTCGTCCAGCTGGGGACAACCTTTAATGTGGTAGATGTGGTGGAACTCGTAGAAGGGAGCTAAGGCTCTAATCCGTTCCTCTTTGCTCTTGCTCTGCTGTTTGATTTCCTGGATGGGCAGCCACACCCCACGTCGTTTCATCTCATTATTGAGTTCGTACATGATGGATTTCTGGGCGAAGACGGTCTCTAAGATAATCATCTTGGGCTGGTACTGCTGGTTCAGCTCGAATATCTTACCGATGATTTCCGAGTAGGTCATCTTCTGACGGGTGACATGACGCACATAGAGTTCCCGCAGGAAATCCATCCCCACGCAGACCAGGGCGGCGTAGTCTGAATACTCACCGGCGTAGGAAGGGTCGACCGAGAGATACCAGTTGACGGGCCTGTCCTTGACCAGCGCCCAGTCACGCTTAATCATGTCCCTTCTCTTGAACGTGGCCGTCTCATCGTCGATAGGTTCGTTGAGATACTGCTTGCTGAAATTCCCACTACCTAACTTATGTTTAAGTTTAGTCAGTTCAGGCAAGGGAAGCCTCTCTGGAAAGAACGCCTTGCCGTCCGGCAGGATGGCTTTTCTTATCAGGATGTTGAACGTGTCCCGATAATCATCGAGAATCATCTGGTAGAGGTCGTCGAAGTGCCAACGTGTACCGACGATAATCATCGGTTTGCCTGGGTCGAGCAGGGAATAGGACAGTCTCCAGTGGTCCTTGACCTTGTCGATCTGGTCCTTGTTCGTCACGTTGGTCTCGGAGTGCAGGTCGTCGAAAAGTATCAGGTCGAAGTGCATACCCGTCTTGGTGACGTCGATTCCGGCACAGGAGAGTGTCGGTTCCTTCCTCTGGCGTGTCCGGCAGGCGATATTCAGATGTGAATCAGTCCAGAGGATTTCTTTCTTCCTGCCTTCATTGGGATAAATCCCATGGACCGTCCGGAAGATTTCCCGATACTCTTCGTTGGATTCCATATGTCCCTTGATCTCTGCCAGGAACGCCTTGCTCTTGGAGAACGTCTCAGAGTCTATCAGGATTCTGACATTGGGGTCGTTCAGGATATACTGGAGGGCGAACCCGATAGTGATGACGGAACTTTTGAACGTGCCTCTGGGCATAAGGATCATCAGATCCGAGTTTCCGTAATGGAACTGGTCTTCCAGCCCTTCGCCTACTTTTTCTTCCGGCGGTATCCAATCCGCAGGATGGGCTTGGTAGAGGGACTCGGCATATCTGCACATATCCCCATGGACATCCTCAGTCATCAGATCATAATGGAGGATGTACTTAGCGAGAAAGAACAGGTCCCACCGGCATCGCTGGGCTATCTTGATAAGACTGAGCTGGTTAGCGTCCATTCCTTAAGTGTATCACGCTCCCCACCTTCTACTATTCGCACCAGCCATAACTATAACTGCATTGGGGTATTCTGGGTAGGGATTAAATATTTCCGGTTCACCGAACCCAGCCCAACCTTCCTTGTTCTGAAGCTTGAATCCGTTCTTCCACCACAAATAGTACTGACGTCCATCCATGTAATCCGGCATGGGTGGCCAGCCATCTTTAATAATAGGAACAGCAGCTAATGGAACGTCTACCCAATCCTTATCTCCATTACCGACTTTTCTAACTTTAGATTTGGCTTCAACCAAACCCCTGAACTCATCATCAGGCCCAATCTTTATCGTAAATTCGAACTTATCGCTCTCATCCATTATACTTACAACCTTTCGCCATACATTTAGTACTACCTTCTGGGACCAAATGACCATTAGGACAAGTATGCATGTCCTTAACTTTCTTTCCTTGCTTTAATTGTTTGACAGCTTCTTCAGCTTCAGGAACAGTATCAATTCTGACTGGTTTACTACCTTGTACATTACCATGTATACCTTGTAATGTATTGTGCAGGAAGGCTGACTTGTTCTCCACCTTCTTCCATATCTTTAAATCTTCTTCATCTTTAAGATAGGCTGTTATTTGAATCATACCTTATACCTTTAATGTATACATTGTACCTTATACATTATACATTGTCAATAGAGATAAATTTTTTTCTAGCCAGCGAGAGAAGAATCTGACTGGGTGAATCGGACTGTCTGATTAATATATGTATATATAGTGTGTAGATTACATGACGGTGTGTAGCACTCAACTAGGCAAGCTGTATCTGTTAATCTTGTTGATTGTCAACCTAGCAAGTTGGTTAATATAATATCTTAATATGTTATGTGTACGCTATATATAGTGTGTATATATGTATATGTATGTAGTGAGTTGGCTGTATCTGTTAGTTAGGTCGTACAATGTGCAATGTGTAATGTACAATGTGTAATGTGCGACTGTATAGTTAGTTCTATAGTTGATGATTGATACAACTTAACAGATTAAAAAGGCTTAAAAGGGCTGTAAATGCTTAAGCTTTGTCTAGTCCAGTCTGTTGTCTGCTTGTCTGTTCCGTATTCGTTAGTTTTTATCTGTTCTTACTTGTCTATATTATGAGTTGTTTAAGTATTTGTTATGGGTTTGTTATGGGTTCGTTTTTCTTGAAAACAAGTCTTTGTAATTCAACCTCATTCCCTTTGTCTAAAGCTCTTTGTAGTTCTGGATAGTTTTTAATGGGGTTTTGTTGTGGGTTGGCCTTGTCAAGCATGGGTAGGATTGTCTTGATAACCTGGAGTTGCAAGACATAATCCGGCTTGATCTCACCGGTTAAACCGTCTGTCTTCTCTGCGTTTAACATGATCACAAGTTTGGCGATTATTGTATTCCAATTGATATCATATTTCTTTAGTATTGCGTCTCTTCCCTGTTGGACGTATTTTGCGACGTGGGGTTTTTGTAACTCACGTGATATAATCACCGCCCCGGCGTGTTCTGTGGCCTCAGGATATAATATGGCGGCTATATCCTTATTTTTCATGCCTTGTGACTTAAGCTCGATCAATTTCTCTTGCTTCTCAGATAACTCAACCATAAATCAACTATAACATAATCATTGACTTATAAATGAATATGTGATATTATGATAATGCTATGAATAAAAATACAATCTACTATAAAAACAATCAATTGAATAAACCTAAGACTTTAGTACATCTTTTAATGTATTGGGTTGGGTGCGTTTTGAGTGGGCGTAAGTATGTCAAGGTTGTAACTCAGTCTGGTAACTCGTTAGACGCATTTTAAAGCATTTTAAACCGCTTCTAGGCTTTAAGTAGTATATTTTAGTGTTTAAAGGTTGTAATGGGTGGGTGCGGCTTGTAAATGGCCTGTCGTAAAATATTAAGTTATCCACAGATAATCTTTAATAATGGGTATTGACATAGCCGTTATGTGAGCATACAATAGAGGTTAGGTTAAGCCAAAAAGATATTACTTAACTTGAAACTTCACAAATCAATCACGGTAAAGCATCAGTAAGGGCTTATTAAGATAACAATTAAGTTATCAATAAGTTTCACAGAAAGGATTAAACACTATGAAAACTCTGACTAAATACTTTTACAATGGTATGAGCAGCCACTTGAATCAATTCAAGCCAAATAAGACTACTGTTAAACAGTGGTACGAAGATAAAATTAAAGATTTACAATCTTATGTATGGGTTACTAATCATGGTGCTGATTTAGCTATTACGGAAGGCTATGCAAAAGCTTACGCTGATTATCTAGGCATAAACTGGAGTAAAACCTTCCCTAAGGATTGGATATAAAATATGAGAACGGACAACAAGCAAGTCATTGCTAAAGTGCAAGAACATGTTTTGAGTTATTTTACATCTGATATGGGATGGAATAACGACAATTCTACTGCTAATTTAACAGAGCAAATCAATTCAATGCGAATCGGTAACGAGAATAATTATATGACCGGCCTACATTTGGTTGAAGGTGGTACATTTTTAATCTATTACCAAGAGCAAGAAGATTTCTTAAATTCACTTGGTATTAATCCAGAGAATAAGAAATATAGCAATCAGCAAGTATGGGACTTATACAAGCATTTGCTAGCCCGTGAGATACAAAAGTTAGTAAATAGCCAAGTTTACGCTTAATTAATTAACCGCTAGTCTGTGATGTGCCTATCAATTAGTAACAGTGTTTAGCACGTGTTAGGGGTTCGCAATATTATATAACAATCATGAAAGGTGTAAAATCATGAAACACTTTATTGTAACCTGTGAAGTTCAGTATGAGCAATTCGGGTTCTGGGAACCACAAGTATTACTTTGTTCCGGACACGATTGGCGAGAAGCAATAGAAGAAGCACGAAACGAAATGGGCAGCCGAGAAATCTGGTGGGCCCGTAAGTTCCAAGTAGTAGAATAATGGTGTTGGTGACCTTCAACTACAGCAGTAATGCAGTTGCGACGGTTTAAATGAGGCCGCATGCCTACAGCCAACCACCTATACACGTGTTAGGTACTGTTACTAATGAAGTGTTTAATGGAGTGGGTTGGTTTGTACTGGAGGGACGGGTCAGGGTGATTTGCGGCAGGTCTTGCCTGCGTAACAATACTGGCCGTCGGTCTAGTGTAAATCGAACCCATTAATATAATGTTGTAGAATTGTAATAAATAATAAATAAAGGAAATAAAAATGAAAGACAAGCTATGGATAGATGTTCTTGAAGTCTTAGGCTTTGGGATATTTCTATACTTACTGGGTGCGTTTATATTTGTTATGTTCTGAATGTATAATGTAGTGGGTTCGGCACCATGGTTACAAGGCCATCCAGCGGAACCCATCATTCTGAACTTGCCCGGTAGTTATGCTGCCGGGCTTTTTTAATACACGTCAAATAAGCCTATTCTTTTAATAACCCTCTAGGTGTAGGCAACCTCACAACTCGCCCACTATGCATGGGTGCGCTAAATGTTAGGTTGTCTTTATTGTTTATCTAACAAGACTAGTAACAATATTTGTGACAATCTAAATTTGTTAATGAGCTTGCAGACCATGCACTGTGGGCGTATCACTGGCCATACGCCTAGCCTCTGTCCGACTTGTGGGCTCTTTCGAGCTGTGTACCAGGTTCTTTATACTCCCCTGGTGGCCGTCGTGAGCCTGCCTAGAGTTGACATTATAATAATCCACGTGTTAGTATGTTGTCAAGCCGTCGTAAGCTTAGTCCCCTAGCAATAGGGGGCTTTTCTTTTATACCCCGACTTATCCACAAGTTATCACAAGGCATTTATGTTACACTGGACATTACTGAACAGCTATGCTAGACTAAAGACATGAATGAAGACCAACTCATAGAAGTGCAAAAAGAACTAGAGATAGCTAAAGCTCTGTTAGAACTTCAAGAGGTAGAGATAGAAGACTTCCCTACTTACCTGACCGATGAGTTCGACAAATTGTTCGAGGAGAGGAGTTGTGAGGATACTTCCTCACCCACTCCATGACTAAAGATACTTCAAATGATGAGCTAGAAAAACTATTAGACCAACTAGATATCCACGATAGTGAGGTTATTTCCTACCGGCAAGAAGCCAAACAAGCCATCAATGATTATTGTAATAGGCGTGAGGTTGAAGCAGTAAAAGCTAATAACGAACTCCATAAATTACATGAAGCTAACTTTGAACAGGTACTTGCTGAAGAAGTAGTTAAAGGTAGGATTGACGAAGCTGAGAAGTATAAAGAACATATTAAATCTTCTTTGATGTTATCCATTTTTATGATTAAAGATATTGAACTTAAGTGGATAGAAGCTCGTATCAAACAATTAAAGTCTAACCCCAATGCTGAGGGAGAGGATAATCACAATGAACCCTGATAGTATAAAAGCCATTGGTAAGTTGGATATGCTCAATCAATTGTTTAGGAATGGGGCAGTCGCCGTAATTTTAGACAGCGGCAAGGCAGTAGTTATCAAGGTCGGTAACTCTGATTATTACTTTAACCCACCCACCAAGACAGAAGACTATGAAGGGTTAGACGGCAAAATTCATACCAGAACTGAATTAAAATATGATGGGTGGGAAAAACACCTAGGGGAGTCTAATCATGGCAAGTGATATTGGTAGGGTCGATTATCCCCCGATAGTAAAGGTTGATTGGGTTGATGTCCAAAACGTAGCCGGTAGTTGGCATGATACAGATGAGTTAACGAGTTTTGCTAAAGACGAAGCATATAAAGTTACAAGCGTGGGGTGGCGAGTTTATGAAGACGATTTATGCGTGGTGTTGGCTGGGCGATACAGCCCCAAGACAGAACAATTCGGCGAACATTATGGCATGGTTGAACGAATACCCAAAAAAATAATAGATAATACCGCCCCCATAACTAATAAGGAGTTAAAGTGAAAACTTATTACAAATTCCTAGACCTCCATCGCAAGAAGATTGTGTCACGCTCTGGTAATGTTACTTGGCGTATAAACGAATGGCAAGAGGTTAAGGGCAAGATAAGGTGCTGTCACAACGGCTTACACTGTTCGGATAAGATTTACCAAGCCTTTTCGTATGTGAGCGGAACAGTCCTGGCTAAGGTTGAAGTTGCCGGTAAAAAAGACAAAGACGCTGAAAATGATAAGCACTGTCATCAGAAAATGCGGATAGTTCAGGCGTGGGAGTGGGATAAGATAACTTCGGTCAAGTTGGCGGTTTACGCCGCCGAGCTAGTCATTGACATTTACGAAAAGCAATACCCTAATGATAAGCGACCAAGAAATGCAATCGAGGCGGCTAAGAAATATCTAAAGAAGCCGACTAAGGCTAACGCCTATGCCGCCGATGCCGCCGCCAATGCCGCCTATGCCGCCGCCAATGCCGCCTATGCCACCTATAACGCCTATGCCGCCTCCAATGCCACCGCCAATGCCACCGCCAATGCCACCATCTATGCCGCCGATGCCGCCTATGCCGCCGCCAATGCCGCCTATGCCGCCTATGCCGCCACCAATGCCGCCACCAATGCCACCAATGCCGCCACCCATGCCGCCGCCTATGCCGCCACCTATGCCACCGATGCCACCGATGCCACCTATGCCGCCAATGACGCCTTAACCAAAAAGATTAATGCTTACATGCTCAAGCTAGCTAAAGACTTAAAGGAGCTAAGATGACCTTTGATTACGAATATCTGCCAACCCAAACAGAAGTCCGCAAACATATTCAGCAGTGCGAGGGACATCACATGCAACAGGTGGCTTACTCTAGTTTCCACGATGCCCTCACCCAGATTTGCTACGGCTGCTTAAAAATTCGCAGTAACATAATGCGACCCATAACTAAACAGAAGGAAAGCAAATGAAAACACTTAAACAACTTTACAATCATAAAATCAAATACCCTGGTTCACGCGGTGGTGGAACGGAGTGGACATCATGACTAAGAACGGTGAGGCTGGAGTGGGTGCGGATTGGTATGACAATAAACCGAGATTTGGGGTTCCCATAACATCTTGGCGTAAGAAATTTGCATGGTTGCCTCATGACACTTTAGATGATGGTGTTGTCTGGCTATGCTGGGTTTATAGACGGCGTTGCCAACTCTACGACTATATATATGACCCGTATGATAATCAATGGTGGCAATATGTACGATACGTTGACCCCACCCATCCCAGGAGCAAGCTATGACTGAATTAGACGAAATAATTGAAACATTTGTAACAGACCAACATACCTGCGAAATAGGCTTATTGCCCTGTACTTACTGTGATGCTAAAACCGCCCTCACCCAGATTTGCTATGGCTGTCTGAAAATTAGAAGCAATATAATGCGACCCATAACTAAAAAGAAAGGACTGGAATGAGTGCGAATTGTCCATATTGTCCAAGTGATACGGGTAATTTTGAAAGCTGGGGTATGTCTCCTGAAGGATATGCTAAAGCAAAACGAACACACGATAAAGAACATTGTGTTCATTGTCCAACTTGCGGGCAACCCATAGCAATTAAACAAAATATTTATAAAGAAAGTTATACAGTAAGCGGAATAATGCCGCCCCAGGACAAAGGTAGGAAATGAAAATGATGCAAAGACTTTTACACCGGCTTGGGCTATGCCCCAAATACCTGGCCGGCTATACGTGTAGCGGGCGTGACGGGGAGTGCGGGTTTGAAAGAAATCATTAAAGTAGTAAGCGTAGAAAAGAAGTGGAGTAAATTCCACTCAGCCTTTTATTTAAACACTGTCATTCTGGACGATGATGAAACCTACACCATCCCACATTACAAGCCTTCCGAGATTGGTGATGAGGTCGAAGCCTGGTATTCCGAGGTCTGGGACAAGCCTTGCGGCAGATACCCCAAGCATGTGGATAAGCCCTTGCATAACCGCTCAGTTAGTGATAGGATTAAGACATGAACTTATTTGAATTAACCAGAACAGAAATTGATTATCTGTGGCAGCTGTACGTGCTTGATTGCGAGCAAACAGGTACGCACCCAGACTTTTCAGATTTCAGCCTTTGGTATGAGGAACAGTATGGAGATGATCCAAATGATTAGTATAACTAAACTGTATAACGACACCATCACGGTTAACTTTGATCCCCTAGCCCGTAATCGATATTTGATCGCTGAAACTGGACGATCACCAGTTGGCGTGACTACCGTCCTTGACACCTTATCCAAACCGGCATTGATGATGTGGCCAATGAATGAATATGATAAATATGTTCGTCAGTTTGTCCAAAGTGGCGTACCGGTTGACGAACCCATGCTAAACGAAGCTCTCCATGCCTATCTTATTAAAGGTGATACGGGCAAGGATGTTGGTAAGCGTGTACACGGTGCGATTGAAAGCCATCTGAAAGGTGAACATCTTGATATACCTGATGATATTCAGAAACCATATAAAGCTTTTCTGGGATGGGTTGATAAGTTTAAGCCCGAAGTATTAAGTATAGAAAAGATAGTTTACTCAAAGGCAAATGATTATGCCGGAACCTTTGACGCCATCTTAAGAATTAATGGTGAGGTGGTGCTGTGCGACTGGAAGACAACCAATGCTTCACGGACTGCGCCGCTAGGGATTTACAGCGAGCATTTCTTACAGTTAGGTGGGTATAACTTAGCTTACCGTGAGGAAAAGTTTACTAGATTACATAAAGAGTTAGGGCATAACTATGCAGACGAATATCCCACTGACTTAATGGTTATCAGGGTAGGTAAAGAGGGAGTAGTTAATACATTGAGGGCGTCAGAGTTGGGGCTGACCGTCAGAGAGTGTGAAGTGAAGTTTTTGGAAGTGTTAAAGTTATATAAGATGTTGGCACCGTTAAGTAAGTTAATCAAGGAGGGTATATAAAATGGGAGTTAAAGGAACTAAACACCTAACCAAAGCGGACTTTGAATTTATCAAAGCCCTTCAAGAAAGAGGAGCCACAATAGAGGACATAAAAAGATTATCGGGTAAAGCTGCCGGTACACTCAGCCTGGTACATATTTCTGCCTGCTTTAAGGAATATAAAGAGAAGCGGTATTTAAGTAATCATCCACAGCAACCAGCACAGAAACCAGAACCAATGCTAGACGTGGTTCCCGACCCAGTACCAGAACCGGCTGATGCCTGTAGCAGAATACTCAATAATATCTACGATAAGATAGATGGAATTGATACTCGATTGAGCGGCATAGACACTAACCTAAAGTGGCTATCTGACCACGCTGTGGTTGATGAACATAAGTTTAAGTTATTTAATAAGTAGGAGGATATATGAGACATTCAATCAGGCACGGCGAAGTTCTATTACAAGAAGTAGAGTCAGTGCCAAAGAGAAAAGGCAAAGAGTTTAAGAGTTTTATAGTCGGCCATTCTGAGACCGGCCACCATCATGTGCTTGAAGCCGAGAAAGAATTTAAAGTCTGGACAGCTAAAGATAAGCAAGAGCTTTACTTAGAACTGTTCGAGCCAGCCAAGTTAGTCCACCAGAAACAAATTGACGCCCATAAGACTTTGACTGTACCTAAGGGCAAGTACAAAGTTACTTATAAGAAAGAGTACAACCCTTGGTCTAAAGTAACCCAAAGGGTTTTCGACTAGAGGTAAGTATGGATAATGAAGATAACTTATCTAATTTAATGAGTCAGCTTAATCAGGCTAATCAGCAGGCGGCTCAACAGAATTTTGCACAACTTGGCGCATTATGGCAAGTCGGGGCTACGATTGCTGGAGACCAGTCACTTACGCCACCAAAGATTAATAAAGCTGCCCAGAAAGTTATAGATAGGTTGGCAAAACTTAACTATGATGAACCTTACTGGAATGAGAAGGTAGTTTTAAAATGCTTTGAGCGACAATACGAAATTTTAGGTACAAAAATGCCTAATGTTGAAATTGCCGAAGATATGGTAATTGGGTTTCAAATAGCGTGGGACGTAGCGCGGGACGCAGCGCGGGACGTAGCGCGGAACGTAGCGTGGAACGCAGCGCGGAACGTAGCGCGGAACGTAGCGTGGAACGCAGCGTGGAACGCAGCGTGGGACGCAGCGCGGAACGCAGCGCGGAACGTAGCGCGGGACGCAGCGCGGGACGCAGCGTGGGACGCAGCGCGGAACGTAGCGCGGAACGTAGCGCGGAACGTAGCGTGGAACGCAGCGTGGGACGCAGCGCGGGACGCAGCGTGGGACGCAGCGTCTTTAGCTGGATTACTCAATTCTGAAAAAAAAGATAAATCTATCCTTAAATGGATTGAAATATCTACCGAAAGCCTGAAAGCCCTAGAGAATGGCTTAGGCTTTTTCTTTCCCATGAAAGATAAATTAATCCTAGTGCCTATGCCTCGCATGATTACTAATGACCAGCGACTTCACTACGACCACGGCAAAGCGGTGGAGTGGTCAAATGGGACAGGATTCTATTTTCTTCAAGGCGTACAGTTTGACGAGAAACTTTACAACAAGATAATCAACCATAAAGTAACCGCCAAAGACGTACTGACGATTGGTAATGCCGACCAACGGGCTGCTGCCTTATCTATGCTCCGCCCAGACAGGCTTCTCAAACAGATGAAAGCCGAACTCATACATACCGGAGAGAAAGGCACTAAACTTTACCGTGTTAAAAACTTCATGGATACTGGTTCGACTGAATACTGCATAGTTATGAAAGATGCTAGTACTGATAGGGTTTTCTTGGAGTGGGTTGAGCCTAAAGTCGGCGAGATAGGCGATGCTGATTTATGCCAAGCCAGGGCTTTCGGAATTGGGTTAGGTGAATATTTAAATTTAACGGAAGCATGAAGGAGGATTAACATCATGAGTGCTACAAAAGTAGGCGGGATAAAAGGCAGAGATATGAACTATGCTAAGTATGGGCGTGATTTCTACGAGCGTATCGGCAGGATTGGCGGCCAGCGCGGCCACACCGGAGGCTTTTGGAACGACCACGAACGGGCTGTTGCCTGTGGAAAACTTGGCGGGGCTAAGAGCTCACGTAAAGGTATTAAGAACAAAGAGCCTTGGTTTAGGCCGAATGATGAGCCATTTGACAAAGGATTGGAGCATGCCCGTGTTTGAATTTACTTTGACTAAGATCAGCAAACAGGGTGAGTTCGACCCCATGTACTTTCAAAGGTACTGGGGTTACGCTGAGGGTGACGACACCCCGATAAGTTTTAATTCGTCCAACCAAGATATCGTAGAAGGTATGGACATAACGGCTGAAGAAAAGACCATGAAAAAGTCTAAGAACGGAACTACCTATTGGCAGCTTCGTAAGGTCAAGGTGGTGTCTGAGTCAGCTTCAAACCCAGAACAGCCCACAAAGCCTGTATTAAGCTCACAGACCCGTTCTGATGGTGAGATGATGGAAGCACTCAGACGAATAGAAGAAAAGATTGATAAGCTGGTGGGCGAAGACGAACCAACACCGGAAATACCGGAGATACCGGTAAATGCCCACGGTCCTTATTACCAGAAAAGCACCTCGGACGAGGACTTTGATGACCACTATGACACAGAGCGCGAACCCATGCCAGAAAATTTCTTGGAGGACTAAATGAAAGAGAAAGCCAGACAGTTAATTATCAGCGAGTACATGCGTGCCATGCAGGCTAAGAGGCGCCACCCATACCACTACTTTGAAAATAAAGAGGCAGCCAGGGCTGCACAAAGGAAAGGAATAGAGGCTAGACGTGCTAAGAGCGAAGAAAAGGCCGAAACTTTGGGGACACCCAAACCAGAAGCCTAGAAAATATAAGACCCTAGCCCAGAAAAATACCCAAGAGTTAGACCGAGTGGCGTGGGAGTGGTTCAGTAAATACGTCCGTTTGCGTGACAGTGTATTTAAGGACACGGCTTGGTATGGGACGTGTATAAGCTGTTCACACTCTGGGCGGGTGGCTCACTTTACCCCAGACGGTAAGTTACACTTTGATTTGGGGTGGGACGCTGGACATTACATCAAGCGTGGCCGCAAGGTCGTGAAATACAACGAGATGAACGTCAACCTACAATGCAAGAACCACTGTAACAAGTGGCTGAACGGCAACCCAGAGAAATATCGCCCAGCACTCCAACTCAAGTATGGCGACGAAGTACCGGACGAGCTGGAAAAGCTAGACAAAGCCACCCCATACTATAAATTCAGTAAAGATGAGCTAATGGGAATTATTACAGACTCAAAAACCCAGTTAGAGTATCTAATAAAAATAAAGGAATAAGATGGGCTATTTATTCGATGATACAGTGTACTTCGCCAGACAACTCGCACCCTACGTGTTGATTGTCGGCAACTTTATTGCTATTCTAATTATCATATTAACCAGGAAACCCAAGCGTAACGTGCAATTTGCTCCTAAGGAGCTTTCCCCCCATGAGTTACGCCCCCATGAAACGTCTAACGCGCACCCATTACAGAATAAAGTCGTTGTCGGATGAACTATTCGCAGGAGTAGCAGAAGCCGAAGCCATAGCAGAAGCTGAGAGACTTGAGTGCGAGAGGAAGTTTAAGATAACGGCGGAGGAACGGAAGTATCTGGGTTGGTTTGAGGAAGTCCCCTTTGCTCCTCTAAATATACAGCGCACAGCCCCTCTTCGAGGACTCGCAGGTAATCGTTAGCTTCAGCTAAGGCAAGTTCAGCCATATACTTTTCGCCATCCCAGAACTCAAGTGCTAACATTATTTCTTCTTTAGGGTTCATCTCAAGTGTTCTCTAACTTCTTCGCACATGAACCGATGGCTGGGCTTATCTGGGGGTGTATCCTCGGCGTGTATCTCATCATGGATGGCTCGGCAAATGGCTATTTTATTAACTTCCAAGTCACGAAACTCTTTTTCAAGACGTGTTTTATAATCACAAGCAGGATAATAGAGGTGGTGGACATCCGAATAACAATGAGGCCAGTTCTTACAGGCAGCGTTCGGTTCGCAAGGAAAGTGTTCCACCGGTCTATTTTACATTGGGTGCAACATAAACCCCTGCTGCGGTCAGGGCGTAGATCACGTCTGTCAGCCACGGTGTTGAGCCGTACTTGTGGGTCAAGTAAGCGATTACTACGCCCAGTATGGCTACGTAGAACTTGGAATACTTAGCTGGTTTGCCCAGCTCTTGGATAAACTTTTCAAACACTGTTAAATCCTCATTAAAAGTTGATACTACTGGTATGGGTGTCGGTTTAGGGGCTGGAGCAGGGACTGGAACTGGCTTGACTGGTTGATTGACTATAACAGGTGAAGTGGGCTGCGTAGGGGGCGTTGGAACAGGCGTAGGGGCTGGGGCTGGCACAGGTACTGGTGTAGGCACAGGAGTAGGCACAGAGGCTGTCTGATAGCCGTAGGCTTTAAGTTCGTCTAAGGTTCCAAACCACGCATCAGCATCAACATTACCTGTAATGCCTGGAAACGTACCGTTGTCTTTATACTGCTGCATGACGTATGTATAAGAGGTGCCAATGCTGGCGTCTGGGCTGACTGCCCAATCGGCCACCCATACTCCGCAATTAGACGTTACTGGTGTCCAAGTATATTTATTAAGAGTTGAGGCATTGACGTACAGCAGCGGCCAGATGTTAGTCTTGGCATGGACTTCATTGACGAAGGCCAGGCACCAGTTCACTGGGTCGGAGTTGGCAATCTCCCAATCCAAAGCTAGAAACTCACCCTGCTCTAAGTTACCGACTTGTTGTATAAAATAATCGGCTTCGGCTATTGGGTCACCACCGCCCGCGAAGTGATAATAACCGACGCCCGTAGTGGATGAGATGCTGCGAGCGCCGGTCTGATTAGCGGTGAGCTGGGAGTCACGATATAAACCATCATCTCCGCCTGATGCTTTGATGACTACGAAGGCCGTACCTGGGTCAAGGGCAACCCAATCAATGTTGCCCTGCCAACGAGATACGTCACAGCCTCCTAGCCAAGCCATGTTAGGCTACCGCAGGTATTTCGGGTACTACTGGTGCTGGGGGTGTAACCGTATAGCCAGCAGCTACAAAGGCTGCCACTATAGCTGCTACTAATGCGTCGTTGGGGTCCACTGTTTCTCCTGCCTGTGCCGCTTGCACCGCTGTTAGAGCTGCTGCCACTTTTGCCTGGACATCAGCGTCGTCTGTTTGTACTGCTTGCAGTGAGGCCACCGCATCATCTAATACTGCCATAATTTATTCTCCTTATTACTCACTCACTATAACATACTAAATGGTAAATCTACAACCACTTAGGTGCGTTGGGGTTGGCGTGCCGGTAGTAGCCGCTGACCAGCCACAGAACGAACCCAACCAAACCAATGAAACCTATAACCTTAAACCCAGTGACAGTAAATGTCACCCACTGCAAGAATACCTGACTAATACAAAGCAGGATTCCCCATAGTATTACGAGTAGTGTTCCAATCATTTCTTTACTCCTTTATGTAACTTATTTAAATGCCGTTTAAGTTCATCGTGTTTTTGTGTGACGTGATTAATTGTAGCTTCAGCCTGTAATTGCTGTCCGACCATAATTACTGATAATAGCACAAGTTGAATAAAAGTCTGGGCAATCCAAGCCACGATTAGAATCAAGCCATTGGCAATCATCCAGCTGGGAAAGACATGTATATGGAAAGCGTCGGTCAGAATAGCCGGTAAAGATACCAGAGCGATAATACAGAACAGGTAGGCACAGTTCATCGTACTGACATGGCTGGTTACCCATAGAGCTAAGTTCTTATCAAAATCTTGTTTACTCATTTCTTTACAATATAAAGGATGCCCACTATTAATGCTACCAACACTCCAGCCCCGCCTATGAGAAAACTTATCGCCTGAACCCTATCTTTATTACCGCCTTCCATAGCTGCCACTCTCGTAGTCAAACCATCAATCTTTTCAATTAACGATTGGTGGCCTGTCGCATATTCAGACCTGGAAAGTAGGTTCTGGGATTGGTCGGACAGGGCAGCCCGAAACTCATTGACGCCCTCAAACCTTTTCTCGGTAGCAGTTTCAGCTTTAGTAACAGCCCGCTCGGCTGAATTTAGAGCAGCTTGGACAGCCTTGTCTTGCAAGTTAAACCGTTCATCAACCCTATCTTTATAATCACTTATGATATTACTGAAGTATTCTTTAAGCGAAACTATATCTTGGGCGTTCTGGTCGACTGAACACTTAACCACTTCATCTCCTCGTCCACCATAGACTACCCATTATCGCAGCGAAGATTGTCAATACGGTGCCAACTACTTTAAGCAGGTTAATAGCACCTTTCATGCGGTCACTCTCTTCTTTGAAATTCTGTAACTGGTTAGTTTGGTTATTTACCATGGTTCTGACAGCGGCGACCTCTTTAATAAGTTCTTCATGCCTGATTGTATAAACATCATTACGAGTGAAGTTGGCTTGAAAAACATCGAATCGTTGGTTGAGTTGGTTCATCCCATCGGTTAAACCTTCTATCCTAGTAGCCAGTACATCAAGAGTAGGAGTTTGAGGGCTCATATTTTGGCTGCTTTAACCTTAAGTTTACGGACTTTCTTCATATACTTCATACGGTCTTTGACATCTTTCTTATGGGCTTTGGAGTGGGCGGTGTTATAAGCAAGGTCAATACCCTTCTTAGCCAGCTCGTCGTGGTCTTTGGCCTTCTGCTTATCTATCTTGGCCTGCAGTTTAAGATGGTCAATGCTGAGTTTCTTGCCTTGTGGGGTGGTTGGTTTTCTGCCATAATTCTTAGCCATTTACTTACTCCGTTTACGGCCAGCAGCACTCATCTTAGCCATCTTTTTAGCACCATATTTCTTACGCCCGATAGCAGCAGCTATAGCTGCGCCTTTCTTACCACCACCAGCTTTCTTAGCTAGGGCAGCAAAACGACCACCACCACCTAGTTTCATACTCTTAGCCATTACGATTTCCCTTTCAACTTAATCTTAACCGACTTGACATTTAAGCCTTTGTCAATTGAGACATGAATAGATCGTTTCTTCTTAGAGCCCTTGCTCTTAGGCCGGTATCCATTCTGATAGGTTCGAGACATTTTAGTATGCCTTACCAGCTAACTTAGTACCCTTACCCTTGACAGGATGGCCGCTTTTGCCAGCATTAATGGAGTGCAACTTCGGTTTTCCGACTGGCCCGTTTGTGTTTTTTTTGGGTCTTCCTTCGCCGGAGTTCCTCTTGGTGAATGCCATTTTCTTTCCTTTCTGCCTCTTTACGAAGCAAGTTAACTTGGAAGGCTATCTTCCCTAAGTTCATATTCTGATAGTGCCACTCGCAAAGTTCAACTGTCACTAAGTTGAGCAGGCGTGTGCGGCATGAAGGTGCGTCACAGAATATACAATGTTTTTTATCGGGTTGCTCGTCAAACTCCACGCTGGGGGCGTACTCTAACTTATCTTTGACTTCGTGCGGGACTGTGGCTTCTTTAGTAATGAGGTTATTTCTGAAGTAAACCCACTCACCTTGTCTTTCACCTGTAGCTATGGGACTGCGTTTATATATATACATGATTCTTTCTGCTCTCCTAAATACCGTTAGCTGTGTTATTGATTAAAGTATTGGCATTATTACTTGGTGTGGGTACGCTAGCTAGAGCTGCGATAGGCACGCCATAAGCTGTCGGGTTTGTCTTAGTTGCGTAAGCAGCATTATTAGTCATGTCTTTATAGGTAATCGTTTGTTGTCTTAGTAATTCTAACATATATGGTGTAACATTCTTTGATTCGCCGTTTTGCTCAAGAGGCTTGAGTGCAGTTAGAAGTTTATTATTATAGCTGGACATGATGGATTGCATCTTAGAAGTATCCTTGGCTATGTAAGCAGCCTCAGCTTTGGCAACTATTTTAGTGCGTGAAACATTAAGACTGCCTAAAGCTTTAGCGAAGTCAGTGTTAGCTTTTAATACACTACTTGGAACATTGGGCGTGCCTTCCATTTGTTGCACGTAAGTCTGAGCTGCTACAGGAGCATAATCTAGGTTACTAGATGGGCCGGCGTTGAAGCCTACCTCGTTAGCCAGTGCAGCCTGCCATGATTGTGCTCCTGTTGCTGCTTGACTGGTCTGGGCTAGAGGGATAGGCAACACACCACTAGCTAAGTTCTGAGCTACATTAGTAGCTGGGATGGGTCGGCCATAGTAGTCCGTCCCGTAAATAGCGTTACCTTCGTAGTTCTTATTGGTAGCAAACTCCTCAATTTTACTGGGCGCAAAGGCTAAGTGCGAGCTAGCAAAATCTTCTGCACCAGCAGCGATACCTTTACCCTGCTTGGCGCTAGCGACAGACTCCTCAACTGGCTTGGCAACATCTGAAATAAATGTGGCTGGAGTACTGACCTTATAGCCAGCAATCGTGAAGCTGGGGTTGATCGCTTTATTCATAATCCCCATAGCCACTTGCTTGGGTGTCATGCCTTGAAAATCCCCACCGGCAACAGCACCAGCTGTAGCCAGCCCACCCATCACTAGAGCCTTACCTATGACTGCTTGTCTGGCTAATAAACCCTCAGCCGTACCTAAGCTTCTTGGGTCAAGGGCTGTCATCAGGGTGTGGATAACTCCCTCTTGATAACCTGGCGCAAGCAGCACCCGTCCAGCTGCTTTGAATTGCCTAGATGTCATACCCGCCAAGTCGTGGTCAGTTACACCAAACTCTTTATTGATTCCTCTAGCGATCTTCTCAGCCTGCAGACGATCATCAGCACTGCCGAAAATGTCCAAACCGGCAGTCTTCTGTTTAAAGGTTTCTAACATCATAGACGGGATCTGTCTGTCAAAGACTGCTTGATGGATTTGTTTCAAGCCTGGAATATTGGCAATCTTGCCAGCCAGACCCTCTCTTCCAGGGTTATCTAAGTCTATCGAAGTGTTCTTAATGTTCAGTCCAGCTGCCTTAGCACCATCTGATACGCTGTGGTTGGTATCCACCCCGCCACTGGGGTTGACTGAAGCGTCACTGTTATCGGCTATGTATTTCTCCATGTTTCTATCGCTGAAGAAGTTGGAAACTACTTTACCTAGCGCACCAGGATCAGTGAATAGTTTACCGCTGCTCAGTTGCTGTCCGGCAAACGCACCCATGGTATTGAAACCGTGGAACGTACCACCGCCTAGTTCCAGTTGCTTACCGGCAGCGTTGATAGTGTCATACTTACCTAAGATTTTTCCAGGCGTACTGGTCATAATACGATTATTGATTGGGTCGGCTATACTTGAGGGCATGGCGATATGCTCACCGCCTGGCACTAGGAGTTGGTGATAGCCAGCTTTTAAGGGAGTGTTGTCATTAAGAAGTTGGACTTGGCCTGGATGGGCGTCTTCGTAACCCTTAGCCAGAGCCAGCTGAGTTTGGTTGTAGCCACGTTGGTTAATGTCGTTCTTGAGTTCTTCCAGCGGGTCGTCATAGCGAGGGGTGTAACCGGCAGCCAGGGCTTCTTCGTGGGTATTGAAGTAGCGTTGCTGTGTATAAGCAGGAGTGGTTGGGTTGGCTGCGCCTTTAGGACCAGCTTCGGGCAGTCCTTCGGGCGGTTCGTAAGCTGTACGGCCACCGTAGTTCACCCGATACGGCAGTGGCTGGCCTAATTGGGCACCACCAGCTTGGGCGTAATCGTTATAGTTCTTAGCGGCATTGACGTAGGTTCTGAAAGCTGCTGGGTCTTTGGCTTGCTTGATGATGTCTTCCACTTGTTGGGCGTTCTTGCCACGCAAGTACCTAGTAAGCTCACGGTCTGATGGATCGAGAGCTTGCATAGCTTCGTAGGCAGGCGCACCGTTTTGGCCTAGCTTCTCGCCAGCGTACCTGCCGTTCAGTTGCGCACCCATATCATCACCCTCTTTAACTGGAGCAAAACTTACTTTGTCTGACTGCGGATTCAGTGAAGCATTGATTTTACTTTTGTCTACACCGGCTGATTGGATTGTCTGGTCAAGAGCGTTCTGGGCGTCTGACATATTAGCACCAGGCACTTTTGTCATGTAATGATAAAGGGCTTCATCAGTCGTACCGCCCGTATTTAGTATGTCGCCCATCTCACTCATCGTACCTAACTTACTGACTTTTGTAGAAGCGATTTCAGGCGTGGGTGTTTCGCTTGGTGGGTTCATAAAGTTTTCTTCAGCAGCACTTGCCTGCCCTGCAACTTGTTGTGGGGTATTTATATCGCTAACAGGGGTGGTGGGTGGCAGGGGGGTCGGGGCAGGGGAGGGGGTTGTTGCTGGCGATATTTTCTTATTAATATCATTTTGGACTATACTCTTAACAATTTCTGGGTCGCCTTTGCTGGTCGTAGCTACAGCCGGAGCAACATCTTTAGACACTACTGGGCCAGTCTCTGGCTGAAGAATTTTCTCAACTTTAGTCGGGTCTTGTTCTTCAGCAGCTTTTTGGGCAGTATCATCATCAATCGGGTTATTAATACCGCCAACTTGGTTAAGCCGTCTGGCTGATTTAAGAGCCTCTGCGCCACCGCCTAGCACCCCGCCAGTTACTCCACCAATAGCTGCACCTTGTAAGAAATTCATAGTCAGATTTTTACCAGTTATGGGTTCGCCTTGAGCCACTGCTCCAGCCGTACTGCCTGCGCCGCCAGTCACTGAACCTTTAATTGCTCCAGCCATCGTTTTGCCGAATACGCCAGTAGCGCCTGCTATTTCTGGAGCTGCACCTTCCAAGAACGAACCAGCCAACGAACCGCCTAATGCACCGAACGCACCACCGGCAGCTGAACCCATTACTCCACTGGTAACTTTTTGTCCGGTAGCTGCATTTTCACCTGCTTTGCCTAGAGCACTGCCTAATGCACCGCCGATAACTTCGCCACCAAACGGATCAACTAAACCACCGATTGCACCACCGGCCACCATACCGACAGTCGGAAGGGCTTTTTCCAGAAAGTTCATAACTAGATCGGCCATGACTATTGTCCTGCGTTATTGAGTAAAGATAACATTTGAGATGGCGAACCACCAGCTTGGGTAGCCGTGTTATAGGGATTAGCTTGTTGAGCAGCAACGTAAGCTGGATCCTCATAAGCACTCTGGGTGGCTGGGTTGGCAGCGGATTGGATATTGTTAGTACCTATAGACTGCTGTAGGTTCTGTCCGCCTGGAGTTACGCCATATAGTTGTTGGCCGTAAGTATTCATAAAGGCTGATTGTAGCTGCCCCAGATCAACATTCTTTAAACCTGGATTAGCGTCATAGTAATCGCCCAAGGCTTGTATAGCAGCTACGCTACCATTGTCGGCAGCCTGCCTGGTCTGGATATAGTTTTCTAAGTTGGTGTAGTCAGCATATAGTTGCTGGGCTTGTGGGTTAGAAGAGTTTTCAAGAACTGATACGGGATTTTCCTGTCCTGTCAGATTATTATAAGTAGATAAACTTACTTCTTCACCCATAGGATTAGTAATTTTAACACCCATAGGACTGCTGGAGTCTTGAACTATATTATAACTACTGGGGTCTAGCATCTGCTTGGCTGTTTCCACGCTAAATCCAGCTTGAGCCGTCGAGTACTTAGTTGCCTGTTGGGCGTTAGCACCTTGAGCTTGGGCAGCATTTACCATGGCCGCAGTCTGGCGAGGGATTGAATAGTAGTCGGCAATATTATTAAGCTGTTGCGGAAGCTGATTAGTTTGTTGGGGAATAGCTGACACTGGCGGAGGAGTTACAGGTGTGGGAGCTGTAGGTAATTGGGAGGGGGTTGGCGCACCCATAGCCTGAGGAGTAACAGTGCCTTGTGGGTTGACGTTGTTAGCTAACGGAGCTACTGGTTGTCCTGGTGTTACTGCTGGTGCTTGTGGATTCATTATACATTACTCCCTATTCCAAGTTGCGATATCATACCACCTATATCCGGTGCTGCTGCCATTGACGAACTTGGGTTTAGATAAGATGCGTACTGTTGCATACCCATACCGTACTGCTGTGGGTTACTTTGGTAAGGAGCAAGTGCATTTGTGACATTTTGAGACATATATTGTGAGGTGGCAGCATTGATAGCATTTTGTTGGGCAGTCTGGATTTGTTCTTGGGCACTCTGGTCACTGGCAGCTGCCTGGCGTAAGTAGTTATTAAGATTAAAGTTAGTCTGAGTTTCTTGTTCTTGCTCGCCGGTCTGAGCGTAGGCACTGGACTGGGCAAGTTGGGCAAAGGTATCTTGGGTGGACATGTTAGAAGTATTTCTCTGATATTGAAACTGACCTTGCTGTTGGGCATCAGCTACGTTTCTAGCATTCTCAGCTTGCCAGAGCTGACCTTGCCCATAACCCGACGCACCCAATCCGGCAGCACCACCAGCTGCTTGCAACGCTTGTATCTTGGCATTATTAGCCAGAGCACTCTGTTGTTGATAGTTAGCAGCCTGAGCATTGATGTTCCCTTGGGTAGCGGCGTTCTGCTGGCCGGCGTAGTTCTGAGCTTGGGTGTTGACGGCCAGTGTATTCCCAAGAGCAGCTTGTTCTTGCTGAAGATTCATAGCGTTCTGAACTTCAGCTGCGCCATTTAAGCCACTGTAATTACCTGTATTAGCAGCATTAAGAAGCGTGTTCACATCACTCGAACCAGCTTGACCGGCTAAACCCTGAAGATACTGATTCATATAATTCGTATATAGAGGATTAACAGCGGCTCCGGCTGATGCCTGGGCTTGGGATTGCAAGGCGTTTATATCTATGTTCCCTTGAAATGGCTGAGTATTAGCAACCACTTGTTTTTCACCAGCTAGAATTTGGGCATAGAGCTGGTCAACTGTCATCCCGTTCGGCAGAAGATTATTGGCTGGGGTTGAGGCTGGAGGTGCAGCTGTAGGAATTACACCACCGGCCGGATTTTGAATTACATTAGACGCCCCTGCTTGAGGATTAATGGTTGTTTGTGGGCTAGCACCATTTTGTACTGAAATATTCCCGCCACCCTGTAAGGCACTAGCTGCCCCACCTTGAGTTGCTTGGGTAGAAAAAGAAGTTGGGGCACTTGGAGTGTTTAGAGAAATGCCACCACCTTGTAATGTAGGGTTCATATTGTTAGTATTACTTGATTAGGTTAGAAATTAAAAGTATCACTAAGTAATTTGGGAGCCAGAAGTATAGACAGCATTGGGATTCAGTGATACCGCCCCAGCCGTCTGTTGGAGTATCTGGTAGGTAACCGTACTGGGGTTAGCTGTGACATTAGACATACTGTTTGTAATTAATCTTTGTAAATAAAGATTCACCGTATCTACGCCGACATAGAATGAGTAAAGAGTATTTTGTGGGTCGGCAAAAGATATATTAGATATAATCGGAGCATAATAGTTCTGGGCAAAGTTAGCAATCGGAGTAGTCTTAAAATTAATATAGACATAAGCAAAGAAGGCTGGGATGTTGGGTTGACCGTGAGGGATAACAAATTGTTGCCAAACGTATTCAGTAGTAGTAACAGGGATAGCTGGAAACTGAACTTGTTCGTTAGCTAGGACAATAAGTGAAGGATAATCAGTACTCCAAGCCAATTGTTGTGGGGTTTTAGCGTTAGTGATATTTATGCCAGGAGGAGTTGAAAACCCTCCCCATGTATTAGTGGTCGGATTGAGACCAAGAATAAGCCGGTTATTAGTACCGTCAAAGATAGTAATATTCTGGCTACCACTATCAATATTTATAGCGGCAGCCGTTCCACTGGCAGCCGACCCACCGCCTGAAGCATTACCCGTACCTGTTCCGCCTAAGACTGCCGTACCTGAACTAGCCCCACTGACTTGGGTAGATTCATTATTGGTTGGGGTGGCTGTGGTGGGGAGGAGACCTATCGGCAACTCACTCAAAGTATTGTAATTGGTACCTAGACTTGATTGCCAGCTCACCTCGTCAATCGAGCGGGACATGAAATTATCCATACCCGAACCAGACTGATAGTCATAGTCCTGGTTGGCTGCGTTACCACCGGCTAGTTGAAAGGG